CTAAGAATATTGTAAGTGCGATAGAAAAGGCCCCCGCCCACGAAGGGATTGCTTACCGTGGGATCCATAGTAGTGGCGGTCCTAAGCATAAGGATTATGCTCACAAGCAGATGGCAGCAATTGAGAAAGCTGGGATCGGGGGGACTTGGGTAGACGATGCTCCAACAGGGTTCAGTAAGAACGCTCAAACGGGTGCTTCCTTTTCCCATGGAGACTTGCTACTCAAAGTCAAAACCAGGGGTAAGAATATGCGGAGTATTGCTAACGTTGAGAACTTTGGTGGTGAAGCTGAAATGCTCGCTCGTCCAGGCACTAAGTTCCGCATTGTCGGTATCCAAAAAGATGTTACCGTCAAGATCCAAGGAGCAGGTCATAAGAAGAAGCATGTCAAAATGCTCGTTGAAATGGAGGAAACGTAATGGGCAGACCTAACTACAGCGAAGGGCACATGCGAGAGGCTACCTTTGAGGAGCAGATGCAATATGCTACACTCACTGATGCTGAAGGCAATGTGATCCGCCCAGAGGACATCTCCTATGGAGAATTGTTAGACTGGCTTGATGAGAACGACCTGTTGGATATGACGGGCGTTCCTAAGGAAGTTGTAGCTACAGGTGAGCTCTACAGGGGCACAGAAAATTATCACCCCAATCAGCCTAGAGATAGCCGTGGACGTTTTGGGTCTGGTGGGGGAGGGGGTGGAGGTTCCTTGAGTACGAAGGAGGGGCTCGCCGATTATGTATCTAAGAACAAAGGCAAAGCTAAGTTCACAGATTTACAACTCGCTAAGCTCGAAGTCTATAATCCTAACGGACTTAAAGGGGGTGTGGTCAATGTGCCAAAAGCGATGTTGAAGAACCCCAAGAACCGTAAGCAGTTAGAAGCTATTTTGCCAGAAGGAACCAAAATCAAGCTGAGTGGTAAGAAGGTCAGTAAGTCACAGATGTCCCCGGAGTTACGTAAGAAATACAACCTCGAGGGAAAGCCCGACGTGCCAAAAGTAGTTCAACCGAAGAAGGTGTCAAAGAAAGGGGGTGTAGATAAAGGAGCATCAACGAAGGGTGGGGTGGGTGACAACCGTACTTTGAGTAGACAAACCAAGGATACTCCAGTCAGCCCAGCTATGATGGATAGTGCCGAGAATACGGAGTGGGCTTGTGATAACGAACCAGGAATGGCAGAGGCTGTTGGGTTCTATACAGAAGCTGGATATGACATAGTCAACGATGGTTTGAGGACTGGAGACTGGGATCTAAGTGTGTACGGCTCTGATACAATAGAAGACATTGAGATGATGTACGACGCACCCCACGGTAAAGTGAAGTCTTGGATAAAGAAAGAAGTTGTTCATAAGCTAGATGATCTAACCTCCACAGACCTGGAGGGAGAGGGAGCCACAGTCTACCGTGGATTGGGGTCTCATACTGGTAAGAAGATCCTGGCTCAAGCAGAAGCTGGTGGTCACCCGGTTATAGTTGACAAAGCCTTCCAATCGACTTCTACTGATCCTGATACAGCAGCAGCGTTTTCAACTGGGACAAATATCGTGATGCAGATCACAGCAAAGCGAGGAGCATATCTCGAAGAAGTAAGTAGTAGTTCGGGCGAGTACGAATTTCTCATGCCCCGAAAAACGAAACTCCGTGTTGACGGTGTTGATCACAATGTAACGTTGAAGACCCAAAAGTATAAGGCCGAAGACGATACGTACGAGACCGGATATAAGAAACTGACCGTCATAAGGGCTACCCAAGTAATCTAGGAGGACCTGCTATGGCCCAAGATAAGTTCAGCGGTGAGTATGAAATTCTCCCAGACGACTACGTAGAACGGGATGAGGACGGGTCAGTAGTGTGGGCAGGTCCGGCCGCTGACGTTACTGACCCAGACGTAGCTGACTGGATGGAAGAAGCGGGCTACTTCGACGAAGACGAGCTGGAAGAGACTGTAGCCACGGGCGAACTCTACGAAGAGGAATAGCATGAACCACATCCACCTTTGCCAAAAGATACGGTTCGACTACGAACGTGGGGCTACCCTTGCTGACTTGTGTAAGAAGTACGGCCTCCCTTACAAGAAGCTTCGGCTGATGATCATAGAAGCAGGGGGCTCTATCCGCACTAAGCAAGAAATCGGTGATATGCAAGCCGCACCCATCCCACCACCGGAGGAGTATGAACGTCGCAAGGAAGAGGTCAGAAAAGCTGCCCTTCGGGCGAAGCGAAATCAAAGCGGTGTTCCATCACGAGGACCAGGAGTTACGGCAACTCGCGTCGTCACGTTCCCATTCTAGGAGGTTTGGGCATGGACTTGAAAGACAGGATAGTCTATCTGTACCAGATTGGTCGTAGCTTGGAGAAGGTCGCAGAACTGGTTGGACGTTCTGACGTTACCGTGCGAGCCGTTCTACGTAAGAGGAAAATCCCTCTAAGAAAGCTGCCCGAATTCGTTGCTTTCTACTGTCCTACCCCTTGGGAGATTGAACGGCAGAAGGCTCTTATCAAAAAGAAGAAGCTACGTCTCAAGAAGGCCAGTGAAGGTGGACGGCCTCGCAAGTACGGTGCGATCCTAGACAACATCGTTTCCACCCATAACGTTTCAGAGTGCTTACCAGAACTTCTAGGGGAATACTGATGCCGACAGTAAAGCCCGGTGAATCTCAGAGCGACTATATGAGCCGTTGCGTTCCCTACGTAATGGCAGAAGCTGGGACCAAGAGCAAGTCACACGCTGTCGCTAAGTGTTTGGGTATGTACCGACAGGCTACCCAGAACGCTAGACGTCAACGTCCAAGTCCCTTACGACTCGATCCCAGTCGCACGACCAGTCTGCGTCGGGCCTTTATGACGGAGATCAGTAAACGGTTGACCCTTGTCAAACGTGCCTTGCGAAAGCTGGTGGCTGAAGAGGACGTTTTCGGTTTGGCCCTTACTACCCTAAGAAACTCGAGCGTGAGAAATACACGGTGGGCCTTCCACACAACTCCCCAGCAAGTCCAACTCTTCGAAGCATGGATAAAGAAGCTACTAGCTGCGAAGCTGCTCAACGGTCACACGTTGCTCGAGGAGTTGGGTGAGGGGAAGTCTCTACCAGAGATGCTCCTCAGCGACCTTTACTGGGAAAAGTATGCTGCTTTGGGGTATGCTCAAGGGGCTGGACGCGTCTTTGATGAGACGAAGGCAAAAGCTTATGCAGGGGTGAAGTGGACTAAAGAGCAGCAAGCCTTTTACCGTGGAACAAAACAACAATTCCTTCAAAGTGCCTTCGGCCAGCCAGTAGCAAAGGAGAAACTCCAACTACTGGCGGGTCGTGTCTTCACAGAACTCAAGGGCATCACTGACCGCATGGCACAGGTGATTACCCGAGAACTCGTAGAAGGGATGGCTCGAGGTGAAGGTCCTCATGCGATGGCCCGTCGTATGGTGAAGCAGGGTATCGGTACGAAGAAGCGGGGCATCCAGTCCAGGGCCTTGACTATCGCCCGGACCGAAATCATTCGAGCCCACGCAGAGGGGCAGTTGGATGCCTTCGAGCAGATGGGCGTTGAGGAAATAGGGGTAGCCGTCGAATGGAGCACTAGTGGCTTTGAAGTATGCCCTGCTTGTCGAGCGATGGAAGGAGTTGTGCTTACCACGAAAGAAGCTAGGGGCCTCATCCCAAGGCACCCGAACTGTCGTTGTGCCTTTACCCCTGCTAACGTGGGAGAATCCACTAAGGGGCAGATTCGCTCGAAGGCCAAAATCCAGGAGGCTATCGAACGGTCCATCGCTAGAGTGGGGGCCAAGAAGGACAGTCTCGCCCAAAAGAAAAAGAAGACTACTTGGGTAGGGGCTGACCGTGTAGTAAAGAAGAACCGGCCGAAGGGCATAGTCTGATGAAGCGTAAGGGAAGCCCTACGGAAGAGTCCATTCTGAACGTCTTGTCTGACGGTGAATTCCATTCCCGCGAAGAGTTGTATACCTGTCTGCCCGACACTATATATTTAGATGATGCAGCCAGATGCAACGCTCTCAAACAACACATCTACCGCCTCCGCAAAGGGCTGGAACCAAAGGGTCACACGATCGAGACACGGTTCTTCGGTAAACAATACAGCTACAGATGGGTAAGGTTGCTAGTAAACCCCTGTAAATAGGGTAAACCCCTGTAAATAGGGCACAAACGGCCCCTGGTGGCTTGTTTGGGCCTTGTTTGGCCCTTGTTTGGCCCTTGTTGCCCCCTGTAACACCTTGCAAAAAACTACCCCCCTTTGCCCCCGTTTGCCGTAAGCTGGGGGCATGGAACGCATCCCGCTTACGCTCAACTACTCAACAGGGCACGTCCGCCGCGAACAGCTAAACGGGCGGGAGTATCTGGTGGCCCCTGTGACTCTCATTGTTCCAGGTGTTCTCAACGGTAGTCGCGGGCCGCTGCTTTATCCTCAGGAAGAAGTGGCCCGGAACCCCGAAGACTGGAACAAGATTCCGCTCTTGGTCTACCATCCAAAACACCCCCATCGCACGGGTAGTGATGCGTTTGATGATCAGGGGGTGGGGTTCCTTAAGAACGCAAGGGCTAACGGTAAGCTGACCGCCGATGCCTGGTTCGACCTCGAACGGGTTCGTAACATTGATGCTCGTGTGCTTCTAGCTTTGGAAAACGAGCGGCCGATGGAAATCAGTACGGGGCTTGAAGTGTCTGACGAGCCCGCTGCTAACGGTGCTCACTTCAACGGTACCCCTTATATAAGTATCGCCCGTAACTACCGACCTGACCATCTTGCGATCCTGCCTGATCAGGTTGGTGCTTGCTCTCTAACCGATGGGTGTGGTCTTATGCTCAACAAACGATCTAAACGATCTACCCGTAACTATTCCTCCTCACAACCAAGAGATGCTCAAGGAAGATTTGGTTCTGGTGGGAGTGGTGGTAGCGGTGGGAGTGGGGGTGGTGGGGGTGGACCAAAAGCAGAGGCGGAGAAAGCGATTGCTACCCTGGAAGCAAAAGTTGGGGAACTCAAACAGTCCTTTAGTGAAGCAAAAGCGTATCGCTTAGTGGGGGAAAGAGCATCAGAGAAGGCTTGGAAGTCTCAGAGTATAACAGACCATAAAGCAGCTGCGGAAATTCACAGGCAAGGAGCTAACAAAGCCAGCTTTGAAATCTATGAGACCAAATCAAAGAAGAAGCTTGCAGCGTTACACGGGGCTGTTGGTGAACATACACGGAAAATGAAGGCCCATGAACGGGAAGTTAGGGAGGGAATAAAGGACAGCAAGAACAAGAGTGACTACACTGGTGACTTTTGGAGGGAATCTAGTGTCGTTAACTACTCTCCAAATCAGCCTCGAGACGCAAGGGGTAGGTTCGGTTCCGGAGGAGGCGGCGGAGGAGGGGGAGCTGCTGGTTTGGACCGTCTTCGAAAGAAGAAAGGTTTGGGGACTACTTCTAGCTACAGAGACGGGCTCAAAAAGTCTCGTACTGCTTGGATTCTATCTGGTAAGACTGGCAGTTCAAAAGAGGCTAAGGCTGCTATGAAAGCGGCTAAGGATGGTCAGCACGCTAAAGCGGCGGAACTCCACAAGAAAATAGCAGCGTCACATGAAAAAGCTGCCAGTAAATCACAACCCGGTCCTCTTCTTGGGAGTGAACTGAAAGCTGCTGAGGCCCATCGTGCCGCTGCTAGTGCTCAGAAACACTTAGCTGAACTTGCAGAGAACTACTCTCCAAGTCAACCACGCGACAGCCGTGGAAGGTTTGGTTCTGGGGGTGGTGGAGGGGGTGGTGGTTCAAGCAAGTCCATCTCCAAGCCTAAAGCTCTTCCAGCTACGGCTGATGCGGTTGCTCTACTGGTGGGTGGTACCGTGGAGAGTACGAAGCGAACTAGGTGGAAGGACAAGAAGGGTACGGTAAGCAGTACCTTCCACAAGATCAAAGTTCCTGCCAGCAAGTCAGGCTCTGCTGCAATACAGGCCCATGCTAGACTCGCCGAGCGGAAGGACATTTCCGTCACTAGCCCCCGACCTGTAGGGAGGAGCGATTGGCGGGTGAGCGTTCGCTCGAAGGATGCTTCTAAGCATATCCACTTCACATTCGGGGGTAAGCAGGCCCTCAACCGTAAGAAGACCAAGAACTACAATCCAGGACAGCCGAGAGATTCTCGAGGTAGATTCGGGTCTGGGGGTGGTGCTGGAGGTTCAATGGCACCGCATACGGGCGATAGTGGAAGTGGTGCAAGCGGTGGAGGTACTTCAAAGAAGAGTAAGGGTAAGGACACTTCTTATAAGCCCCCTGAGATTCCCAAAGGTAGCTGGAGTGGTCCTGCCAAGACTAAGGATCTTCGCAGCAGTATCCTGAAAAAAGTTGGGGCTTCTGGTCGAAGTGCGGCTCAACACCGTGGCAAGCTGAAAATTGGCGGTGAGGAAGTGGATTCCCTTCCTTCTGAAGCGTTCAAAGGTGGGACCACCTTGATTGGTGGTCCAAATCTCAAAAAAGCCGTGAGTAAGTACGTTAGGAAGAGGGGATTCGAGTCTAAGGGGAAAGGTGTTTGGGAAGACAAGCACAAGAATCAGGTCAGAATTCACACTACGACTCTTGGGTGGGGGAAACGGAAAAGAAAAGAGACTTGGGTAGCCCTGCGTGGAGGGGCTACTAAGGGGGGCGACTTAACGAAGAACAAGTTCAATCACTCTCACGAACAGTACCACAACCACATAGGAGGTTTTAGTATGGAACTGTCCACAGAGGAAAGGGTTGAGATCATCGAGGATCTCATCGAAAATAGTTGCTGTTGGGAAGAAGAGGACCGAGCCACCCTGAACGGGTTGGAAGACAATTCCCTCGGTCGCTTAGCACAGCAACTCGACATCGATCGGGCAAACAACGCTACGATCGAACAGCAGGAAGCTGTCATCAACGCGATGCCTGAAGCCTTACGAAAGGCCAAAGGCGTCAAGGATGATGAAGAGGAAGAGGAGGAAGTAGCGGTTGACAACGAGTTGTCCGAGGAGGAGTGGCTCAGCAATGCTCCTCCGAGCATCCGCGAAGCGGTCACCTACGCTCGGAACGCTCAGGCGGCTCAGCGACAAGCCACCTTCAACAAGCTTTTGGAAGGGGCGTCCAAGGAGACCGTGAAAAAGGTCAGTCCAGCCTTGAACCGTCTCAGCCAAGAGCAGCTTGAAGCGATCGCTCTCCTGGTGGGCAACCGTAAGGCTACTCCTAAGCAGACCGACTCCCAACCGGGGGTCCTGGTCCCCGCACAGGGAGCCCCCGTGTACTACGGGAGCCCTGGTGGGGCAGCCACCGTGGACAACAGCGAGGACATGGAGGATCAGAACGAAATCCTCCCGCTGCCGACACCGTTGACCGCTTAACGTCACCACCATCCTCTACTACCTTTACATACTCTAGCAATCACATTTTCGGAGAACCAAAATGGCAAAAGGAACCCAAATCATTGTCACCGCGGAACCTCGTGGTGTTCGTGAAGAAGGCTTCATCAGTGGTACTCCCAAGCCCGGGACAGTGGTCCAAATCAAGGAAGAGACGGCTGACGTTGGTGGTCGATTCACGTGGGAAGTGTACGACGCCGACGCCGATGGCAATCAGCGGATGATTGCTGTTCTGCTCCCAAAGGACCTCGAAGGGGGCTTGGAAACTGCTGCCTACGTAAACGGAGATCGTTGCTTCGTTTACTTCCCGCTTCCAGGGGAAACCCTGAACATGCTCTACAAGGCTGTAGCGGGGACGAGTGACAACTTCAAAATCGGCGACATTCTGATGGTTGACGATTCTTCGGGAAAGCTGATCCATACAACCGGCTCCCCCGAGAGCGAACCGTTCGTGTGTCTGGAAACGGTCTCTGCGATCAGTTCGGATACATTGACCTGGTCAATGTTCACCGGCTACTAGTCCGCCGGTCACTAACAAGGAACCCTGTAACAAGGAACCCTGGAGGAAATCAAAGATGTTTGTTGATAACTATATTCCTGGGGAAGTGGAAGCTGGCGGGCCGAGCGTTATGAAGTTCGCAGGTAGAAGCTTCGATCCAGGAATGCGTCGTCCTTACTTCGACAGTAAGGGCCGCGTCTGTGTGACCCTGAATACGGGTCGTACGGAAACAAGGAAAACCCGAGACGGTTCTCTCATCTGCAATGCAGCGGGTGAACCGGTCCAGTTCCCCGTGTATCGGCGGGAGTTCGTCTCCAACCTGATGCAACGTGGGATCTGGTGCCCTGTCTGGAACGCAACCACACTCCGTAAGGACGACTGGTTGATGTTGGACAAGGCCGTTCTCAAAGCTGCTCGAGATCGCCTCAGAGCGTGGGATGATCTTGCGGCCTCCAATACGTTTGGAGGGTTCAACGGCATGGGTAAAATCATGCTGGAACACGAGATTATGACCGACGCTGGCGAAGCGATCATCGACATGGAGGGTACTACCCCCGGTCGCACGGATTCGGTCAAGTACCAGCTCGAAGGTCTGCCCCTGCCCATCACTCACAGCGATTTTACGTTCAGTGAACGTCGCCTCGCCGTGAGCCGGAACGGGGGAACCCCCTTGGACGTAACGATGGGCGAACAGTGTGCTCGCCGCGTTGCCGAAAAGGTGGAAGACATGACCATCGGGGAGTTGGACTTGTCTTCGGTAAGCTTTGGCGGTACTGCCAGTGACTACGGGGACAACCCGTATATCTATGGCTACATTACCGCTCCCAACCGGATCACCAAGACGGATCTGACTGCCCCGACGGGTAGCAATCCCAACTCCACGTTGACCGACGTGTTGGCCATGATTGGTCTCGCAGAAGCCCAGAACTTCTACGGTCCTTACATGCTCTACCACTCGAAGGACTTCGGGGAATACATGGACAACGATTACGCCTATCAGGTTACAGCCGGGAGTAACTATGGTCTGGGCGTCAATCCTTCCATGACCCTCCGGGACCGTCTCAAGAAGATCCCCAGGATCAGAGACGTTCGCCAGTTGGACCGTTGGGACGACACTACCTCCTTGCTCCTTATCCAAATGACCGGGGAAGTTGCCCGTGCCGTGAACGGCATGGAGATGACAACCGTTCAGTGGGAGGGCAAGGGTGGCCTTGAACTCATGTTCAAGATCATGTGTATCAAGGTGCCCCAGATCAGGTCCCAATATGTCGGTACAACCACGACCAAAAAAACCGGCATTGTCCACGCCTCCACTTCGTAAAAGTGTGAGATGTTCCTCCTGTCACAATCCAGTTACTGATTGGATTGTGGCAGGGGGTTCAGTTATCCTCTGTAAAAAGTGTTTTCAGTCACTCAAAGAAAGACCACCACGCTAGGAGCAAATCATGCCAACCTTCAGACTAATCCACGGTATCCATTGCGAAAAAGACCCCGAGACTGGCGAGGATAGGATTTACTATGCTGGCCAGGAGGGGAAGGATACAATAGAAACCGCTTGCGAACTGGACAAGAAGTTCAATCGTCCAGGAGCTCGGCGGTTTTATCGCATTAGCGACGAACCCTTACCTGAGTCGTTCCAACAAGATGGCCAGGAAGATCCACCCGATGTTCTTGCTTCCCCGGACCTGCCCGAGGATACGTTCGTCGAAGACCCCGAAGAGGCTCCGGTTGAAAAGCCTAAGAGGAAAGTTCGTCGTAAGAAGAAAACGCCCCACGGTGCGAAGGCTAGCTGACTAGCCAAAGGAGGGCTACATGTCCCAGCGTGTAAAGAAGATCGAAGTTACTGCAAAGCTTCCCACCTATGACACTGATATTGACATACAGCCGTTCATAGATGTGGCTACCCTCATTACCGATAAGGTAGAAGATGCTGACAGTGACAGCGAACTGACTTCCGCTGACCTACTCCAAATTGAGGCTTGTCTAGCAGCCCACTTCTATACTTGTATGGCGGACAAGCAGTACACGAGTAAGAGTACTCTTGGAGCCTCTGGCAGTTTTCAGGGGCAGTATAGCCGGAAGTTGGACTCTACTGACTACGGTCAAACTGCTCTGTTGTTAGACATTACCGGCTACTTGGAAGGGTTGCAAGAAGGGGGCCGTCCAAAAGCAAGTGTTCAGTGGTTGGGACGGCCTCCCAGTGAGCAAACAGACTTCGAAGACCGAGACTAACCCATGTCCCACGAAACTAATGATCTGAAACAGAGAGCCCTCTTGTGGGCAGCGAATGGGTGTGACCGGGATGGCCAACCCACCGTGGATGCTGTTGATGAAATTGATGTGCGATGGGTGTACGATACCGTCGAAGGCTTGGATGCTCAAGGGAATAAGGTTTCCTACAACGCTCAAGTCGCCGCTGCTCAAGACATCCCGCTCGAGAGCGTCATGTGGTTAGGTGAGGAAGTTGACTTCCCAACTAACTCCGCTAACTATAGCGACCTCTATCAAGTCAAGCAACGCAAGATTGGTCTGGACGTAAAAGGCCAGACCAACCGTTACGAGTATCTGTTGATGCGGTTTGCTAATTCCTTGCCAACGATAGGTTGATTATGAGCGGTACAATTATCAATCCTGGTTTTGGTACTTGTGAGTTCAAGCTGTTGGACATGCCTTCTCCTAGGAGTTGGTTCAGCCCCTGGCGAGCCTACCTGGATCGTCGTGTGGAGTTGATCAAGGAACTGGTCTACACGAGGCCCGATGGTACTCAGTGCGTCATCCCGGCAGGGTTCACATCAGATGGACCTAGCTTCCCTGTTCTGTGTGCCTGGTTTTTACCGTCGAGACTTCGGGTCTTAGAGTCTGGCATCTACCACGACTACTTGTGTCGCGTGCTGAAGCATAAGGTTAGTTGGTGCGATGCAGAATTCCGAGAGGCCCTTCATAGCCAAGGGATCGGCTACCGTGTCGCCCTGGAATGTTATCTGGGGCTCCGTGCTGCGAGTTACTTACACTTACGTTGACCTTTTGAAAGGAGCAATGCGATGAAAGGTTTTGGAAAAAGCTGCCTGTTGTGCCTCTGTGCAATTTCGATCCTAGTAGGAACCTTGTTCATCTCGAGTTCAGTGGTTCCTCCAACAACACAAGCCGCCGAAGTGATCAAGGTGGACGACAAAGCGGAGCCCGCCACCGTGGACGTTACCACGTTTCGGGGTCGTATGGCCGTTCGCCTTGCAGCAAGAGTGAAACTGCGAAGCGGAGAACTGAGCCGGGAAGACTACAAGAAGATTTGCAAGGGCTTGCGTGACAATGATGTGGCCGAAGCAGTCTCGGAGGAGATCGGCTTTGCAATGGCCTGCGATGGGGTCCAGCCTAAGAGTTTCCAGGACATCCTACAATGGTTGCTCGACAACTGGCAACGCATCCTGGAAATCATAATGAGCATCATTGCGTTACTCTGACCTCTGACCATTCCAATCACGTTGACTGCTAACGGAGCAAGTCTAATGAAACACTTCCTCACAGTCCTGTTGCTGTTGTCGCTTGCAACGGTGGTACAGGGTGCAATCACCATCGACGGCCCGACGCAATGTGAAGTAGGAGAGACGATTGCCTTGGAGGTCAAGGGAGCAAACTTCGTTCTCGATTCCTCCTCCACGATTGCAAACATTGTTGCAGAAGTGCGTAAGGTGCAAATCCAACATGAGAACGAGATTCTCGGTGTTGAGATGCGAATGAAAATCGTGCCGGATGGTTTTCAGCTTACGCTCGAGGTAGAGGTTGAACCACAAAAGGAAGGTGTCACCTTCGTATTTGCAATCGATCGTACCAACAAAGACCTCGCCACGTTGCCCGTGGCTTTTCATGCGATCCAGGTTGAGGAGGTACCTGAGCCGGACCCTCCGGTGCCTCCGGTTCCCAACGAGGGGCCTCGCTACCTCCTTTTCCTCAGGGAAAAAACCCCAGCGGAAGGCGATCCGAAAGTGTCGGCACGGTGGTCCTCCCTGATTACTCGCCTCCGCAAGGAACAGATGGAAGGGCTATTCCCCAAACATCTTGTGAAGGATGCGGACGACGATGCCCCGGAAGCGGCCTATGTCCCATATATCCAGGGCAAGGACCCGAAGACGGGGGAACCTTACCGCAAGAACGACGACCCGACGCCGACCCTGTTCATAATCGACAACGAGCCGCCCCATCAAATCCTGTGGCACGGCCCGAGCCCGTCGACAATCCAAGACCTCAAGGCCAAGGTCACAGAATACGGAGGCTGATCCAATGGTAGCTGGAGCATTTCCACAAGAGCTAAAACCTGAGTGGGTCGACGTTGACTTCGAGAAAGAAGCCAGACGTTGCGGTAGGGAACTTGGGTGTGTTTGGGAAGAAGCAGAGGTAAGGGACCAGATCATCGCGGCCACTTCTTTCGAGGCTTCTGGTATTTCGGTCATCGCCGAGGATGACTGGAAGGAAGTTTTCGACGAGAAGCAGGGCTACAGCTTGCGGAGCCTAGCTCTCCCACGCAAAGACCAAGATGGTGAAGGTTCATGTACTTCTAACAATCAGACGCGGGGGTTCGAGTACACCTTTGCTCGATCTTACGGTCGAGCCTTTTGGATCAGCTTCTCGCCGATGTCGCTCTACCAGCTATGTGCCTCCTCGAGCGGGAGCGGTTCAAGTCTCTCTTGCAACATCACCAAAGCCCGTGATGTTGGATTCCTTCCCAGCGACACCCCCGAAAATCGTAAACGGTTTGGCAGTATGGTCCTCAAGGATGTGGGGTACTCCCAGCGTAGCAATCCACGGCCGGACGGATGGCAAGAGTTCGCAAAGCAATTTCGCATTCGCGAGTATGTAAAGCTGACCACCGTGGAACAGTTTGCATCCTGCCTGTTGATGGACTTGCCAATCAGCTACGGTCGAAGTGGTCACGCGATTTGTGGTGGTGCCCTCGTTTGGCGGAATGGACGGTGGTATGTTGCCTATGACAATAGCTGGGGAGCCGGTTGGGGCGATGATGGTTGGGGATACGACACGCTGTCCAGCCGGTTGCTGGGATACGGCGTCTACGCCTCGACAGCAATCTGGCATCCCCAAGTTGAAGGTCTTCACCTACCTCCAACCCCCTACAATCTTGTTATGTGATAGGAAAACTCATGGCAAAGGGTAGAATAAGAAGTATGGTCAATCAAGGGCTCTCCGCTGCTTCGCGGGCAGACAGGTTGACTAAGGAAATCGACGATGCAATCCATGGTAAGGGAGACAAGGAATTGCAAATCAAGCGGGAACCCAAGGATGGGTATGACCTGTTGACCATACTTCTTAAGCCAAAGAAACCTAACTGATGGGGAGATCAGCATGGCCTTGAGCGAAGAATTACAAGTCTTACGCAATGATATACAGGTCGTCCACGAGGGGCAGGTTCGCTTAGAAGCAACCTTCAAAGCGATGCAGCCTGTCTGTTCAAAACGGTTCGATAGTTTGGAAGTCACAGTGTATGGCAACGGTAGGAGCGGCCTCAAGGGTGACATAACTCGCTTGAAAGTTTGGATGTGGATGGGTGCCGGTGTTTGTGGCCTTGCTGGCACCGTGGTAGGTTTTCTTCTTGAGAAGTATTTTGGATGACTGCGTTAACGACTTATAAGAACTTCTCTGTTCTCGACAACGATGACCCTTCCGGGGCGGCTGGAAATGCGTTCCAAGACAACTGGAAGTTGGTGGCCGACCATATTGCCTCCACCTCCGACCCTCACTCGACGGGCAACAGCAAAGTCGGTATTGACGCTGGTGCCACTCCCGGTTATCTAGGTGCCGCTGGTAGCGACGGTGTGTTGCGAGTTGCTGATCCTCTAACCTATACAGACGGTGGTGACTACGCGACCCTTGGCATTGACGAGTCAAAACTTGACCACGATCAACTTCTAAACTTTACAGCCGATGAACACTTTACCGTGGGGTCGATCGACCATACCGCAATCCAAAACGTAGGCTCCAACACTCACGCACAGATTGACACACACATTGGAAGCACTTCAAATCCGCATAGCGTTACTTACTCTCAGGTGGGGGCCGACGCGGCTGGAACAGCGGCGGCAGAAGTCGCAAGCCACGAATCGACCTACGATCACGGCAGCTACAATTCCCACCTTACTAATACGTCGAATCCGCACAGTGTAACCTATACACAAGTAGGTGCTGATGCGAGTGGAACAGCAGCGGCAGCGGTTGCTTCCCATGAATCGACTTACAATCACAGCAACTATGATTCGCACCTATCAGACACGGCAAACCCTCACAGTGTTACCTACGCTCAAGCAGGGGCGATCCAGGACGCTGCTGACGCGGTAAAGGACACGCATATTGACTGGGGAACGGGTGCAAGTCAAGTGAGTGCAGCCGATGTTCCGATTGCCGATGCTGGTGGCATTATCGCCGGGGAAGAAGTCGAAACGGCTCTTGCGGAAAACCGCACAGCGATCGACCTCAACACGACACACCGAACCAGCGACGGTTCGGATCATAGCTTCCTAGACCAAAGTGTAGTTTCAGGTAGTTCGCCTGTCTTTTCCAACGCGAATATGACAGGGGATATCTCGGTTTGGACCAACGACAGCGGCTATATCACAGCTACTCTCACCCAGGAACAAGTGGAGGACTATGCCGGGAATCTTGTCTCCAATGCGACAGGTACTCATACTGGAATTACGATCACCTACCAGGATGGTAGTAACGATGTGGACTTCGTTGTGGATCACGACACGGCACAGAACTACGTTGCTGATGAGCATATCGACTGGACGAACGCCTCAGACAACTTCTTGACCACGGGAACCTTGGATTGTGGCGGGCCACTGACGATCACCCAAAACAGTGATACGGTCGTTGTTAGTCACGACGGTACAAACCCTTATGTTAAATGGTCGGATGGGTACTTAACGCTGCAAACCGATGAAGGAACGAGTGCGAATACAATCCTTGCAGTTTATGGCAAGGGTAGCGGCACAGCGCAGATATTTCTGTATGATGCGAACGACACAGTTTATATGTCGCTTCAGGGCCGGTCAGGGAGAGGAGATATAAAGACGGCAGGGACAGGAGCAGGTGATGTTGTTGTGCAAAGCCCAGCCCATGCAGACGTTAAGTTGTTTGAGGATGCAACGAGTGGAGAAACGAGGGCACTTGAAATTTGCGGTTATCGCAGCGGAGATTCTCTGCGAACATTCTCGGTTTCTGTTGGAGCGAGTGCCGCCGATCAAGTCGATTTAAGTGGACTCACTACCTACTCGTTCGCTGGAACTGTTACTGCAACGACACTGACAGACGGCACGTTCTCGGTTACTGGTGGAGCCGTTACGGGTGCCACTGGCAATATCTCCATGTGGACGAACGACCACGGGTACTATGATTCCGATGATGACGTAGACCACGATGCGACTACGAACTTTGTAGCCGATGAACACGTTGCTCACAGCGGAGTCACCCTAACGGCTGGAGAAGGCTTGAGCGGGGGCGGTGACATTTCGACCAGCCGTTCATTCGCCCTGGACTTCACAGAACTAGACGCAGATACGATAGCTGCCGATGACCTCCTGTGCTTCTATGATGACACGGGGACGCATCACAATAAGATCACCTTTGCCAATTTCGAGGGAACTCTCAATCATGATAGTTTATCGGGGTTCGTCAGCCAGGAACATATCGATTGGACGAACGCGAGCGATAACTTCTCTACCACGGGCACACTTGGATGCGGCGGTCCATTAACGATCACACAAAACAGTGATACGGTTGTGTGGTCACATGATGGAACTGATGCTTATTGCCAATGGAGCGACGGCAGTTTGATTCTCAAGACGGATGAGGGAACGGATACAAACACAATCGTAAAAGTGCATGGCAAGGGGACTGGCGACGGTAAACTTTACCTCTACGAAGAAAACGATACTGAATACCTTGAGTTGCTATCAAGTGGGGTTGCTGGCTATGTGCGGGTAAAAGGGAGTAGTCCAGGAAAACTGTTGCTTCAAGACCCAGCCCATGATGATATTCGATGCTTTTCTAGTTGTGCCGAAGGAGAAACCCCATCATTTAGGGTGCGGGGGTTTCGCTCTGGCGATTCAGCTAGAGAACTGGATATTTGTGTCGGAGCAAGTGCCGCTGACCAGATCGACTTCACCGGCCTATCTACCTACTCGTTTGACGGTGACGTGGTAGTTGCCGACGCAACCCCTAGCCTCACACTATATGACACGGACATTTCAGGTGCGAATTGGGGCAAAGCAAAAATCACGGGTAGCTCTAATCTGCTGTTGTTGGGGCACGCGAAGGTCGATGGCAGCGGGGCGATCACCTTTTGGACGATGGACGCTACCGATGGGTCAAGTGCAACTTCCTACGCTGTGACGGTGGATGATCTGACGATCAGCACACCTAGCAACATCTACAACCTTTCCCATGATTCGTTTGCGGATTTCGATGCTAACGAGCACGTCGATCATACGGGGGTCACGCTCACAGCGGGAGATGGGCTCACAGGTGGTGGTGACATTTCAAGCGATCGGACCTTTGCCCTTTCACACCTTGGTATTGAATCGCTTGCAGACCCCGGTGCTGATCGGATCATATTTTGGGATGATGGCGAATCCGCTTGTAAGTGGTTGCAAGCAACGAAGGGAGTACAGATTTCAGGTACGGAACTTACCTTCGACTATTCTTCCCTGACGGCAGACACCCCAGCCGATGCAGACCTACTATGCTTCTACGATGATACGGGTTCTGCCCATGACAAAGTCACATTCCTAAACTTCAAGAAGAAATTTGCCGCTGATGCGGTCATTGCTCTATATACCTCCAATCAAGCACAATCTATTCCTAATGCTGCGTTCACAATAGTCGATTGGGAAGATCAGGTACACGACACGGATTCGTGTGTCACGACCGGAGCCTCCTGGAAATTTACGGCTTCCACTCCCGGTTATTACCATGTCTCATTCTGTAATCTGTTTGACACAACGACCACTTGGGCAACTACAGAAATCGCTCAATGGAACGTCTACAAGAACGGTGCACAATCTCACATGATTTGCCGGGAAACGGATCATAGTAGTGCGGATCATTACATGGAGTGCCAAGGGTCGTTCATCATCTACTTGAATGGTACTACGGATTACTTCGACATCCGGGTATACCAGAACAGCGGTGCGGCATTGACCTTCTACAACAATGGCGACTTCAATTTCATTGCTATCCATCTAGTCAGATAGGAGAGAAACATGGCTGATTTCACATTCACAATCCCCGATGATAAGCTCGCAACCGTGCGTGATGCGATATGTGAAAATCAGGGATGGGATTCGTACCGTCGCGAGTTGCAAGGTTTGACTGATAGGCTGCAAGCCCAAGTTGATAACCAGGAAATCTCACAAGAGACAATGGACGATCTTATCGCTGCGAAGGTCGCAAAGATCGGCCCCGCTTTGAACAAGGCGAATTGGGCGAAGTGGCGAATCGGCTTATGGGTACGGGGGCAAGTGCAAAAGTACCAGCGGAAAATCGCCAGTGACGCGGCGATAGAGCCCGTTGGAATCGACACGGACATCGCAACCACCGACTAACGCGAGGAGCAAAATGAAAGCGCGAAAGATTGACTTGCGAGACTACGTGCCGCCCGGTGTGGACGGTCCAGTGGAGAAGATCAAGGTTCGGCAGACGTTGGCGAACCTGATTACCCACCCTGGACTCAAGTTACCACCGAAGGAATTGATTATCAGTGGCATCTTGGCAGACACGATTGAAAAGAGCGGGCAAGAAGTCCTGGTGGACAAAAGAGACTACGAGACAATCACCAAGGCTCTGGACAAGATCGTGCCGGAACTTGGCCTTGGTCGCGCTCACTACCCGCTGATGGATCGTGTTTACAATGCACCAGAGGTTAACGTGGACGAGTCTAAGCCGGAACCGGAGAAGAAATGACACAACTCTATTGGACAACGTTAACGGTCGAACAGTGGGAAAACATGACCGTTGAAGAGTGGGCGACGATGCTCATTGAGCCGCCCCCGGATGGGGTTGCGACGGTCCTCTTTGTGGCTAGTGTCGATGGGACCTATGTGGAAGCTAATGTGGGGGTGATTGGAATGGCTGTTGCTTGTGTTATTGGGATCGAGGGGACTTATGAAAAGGCACCTGAGACCTCCGTCGAAGGGTCTTACACGGTAGCCCCTCTAAGCATAGATCCAACTTATGTGGCCAAAGAGCCAGTAGACCTAGACCCCACCTATGAACCCTCTACGACGGGAGTAGAATGATGGGACTTGACTACTTACCTTATAAGAATTCGATTGACGTATTCGTAGAGGAGTTTCAAGACGCTGCCACAGAAACGGAGATCACTGACGCGACCATGACCTTTTCCATCTACGATACTAATGGAACTGTCATTTCTGGTATTGAAGACATTTCCATGACTTACCAGGGGAGCAACGGTCACTATCGAGGATCAAAAGACCTTGGTACGCTCCTGACCGTGAACACTAGCTATGATGTGGTCATTACTTGCACTAACTACCCCTTCCGTTCAGTGCAACGGTTCCTATGTGCAGAGCGTCCTTTCGTTGAGGATTGAAAAGTGGAAGTAGACAACCTGGAAAAAGTGATTAGTGCTTTGAAGCGTCAAGCGAAGATCCGTTTCTCTTCGCCGAATGGGAACCATGAGAGTGTCATTGTTGGCTATACCGCAAGCTATGCCGTCTACGTGCATGAGAACCTGGAAATGAAACTGAAGGGCCAACCGAGAAAAGGTGCTGGACACGGGGGCAACTATTGGGATCCCCCCAACCGTGGGCAGAGCAAGTACCTCGAGGAACCAGCTAGGAACCTGTCCAACGACGGTACTTTGACCGAGCTGACTGCGAAAGCTATGCAGAAGGGGGCCACCGTACAAGAGGCTTTGTATGTAGCTGGTCTTCGTATACTCAGAGACAGTCAAAAGGTCGTCCCAGTAGATACGGGTAACTTGAAAGCAAGTGGTTTCTGTAGGAAAGAAGTATGAGTGGTTCTTTAGACCATAGCCCTGACCAGATCCTGCGTGAACTCCTAATCAACTTAGGAGGGGGTACTGACCCTGATGATAGTGGGAGTTGGCCAATCTATGCCGTTAGAGAACCAGAGACACCCGACAATGTGATTACGATAACTGGAACCACGGGCTACTTGAAGGCCCGAGTGATGAGCGGTTATGTGTATGAACACCCTGGAGCCCAGATCAGAATCAGAGCGTATGATCAATCAGCCGCTTACGTAAAGGCGAATGCACTCGCAGTCCTCATAGATGCTATAGCGTTGAAAACGGTTACATTGGACTCTTCCACTTACGTTGTATTCAACGTAAAGCGGACGGGGCCAATTCTCAATGTCGGAAAGGAAGTACCTCAAAGTAAGAGGCACGTTTACACTATCAACGTCGTTGTAAATCTACGACAAACTTCTTAGTAGGAGAGAAACTTATGGCAAATCCCTCAACAACTGCCCGGTCAAGTCCTGGTGGGATCCCCCTACATGACGGCTACTCTTGTCTCATTGCGTTTTCAAGAGATGCGGACGTCTCCTTTTGGGAAAAGACAGTCCAACCCCCTGGCTACGACGGTGGAGACAAGATCGACTTCACCACGATGCACAACGACAGTTGGAGAACGTTCGCTCCCAGGGCCCTCATTACCCTGACGGACTCCCCAATCACGGTGCTGTACGATCCGAACTTCTACTCTCAGATCCTGTCCCTGATCAACATGGAAGGGTCTGTTACCGTTCACTTCCCCGACGGGAGTACGCTCGACTTTTGGGGCTTCCTCAAAAGCTTCGAACCGTCTCCCCTGGTTGAAGGTGAACCGCCGGAAGCCACGGTCAACATCGTTTGCACGAACTGGGATCCAACAAACAACGTCGAGGCTGGACCAGTCTTCACAAACGTTTCCGGAACCTAAATCGTTTTCTTCTCCACTGTGTTGGGGTGGGCTTCGCACACCCACCCTGACACGGTAGGACCACACTTTCAAAGGAGCAAGTTATGGATCAAAACCAAGACCTAACCCCCATCGACTTCTCAACACTCAAATGGATTACAATCCCTGTCACAGTCTGTGACCAGAAGTATATCCTGCGTGAAGCCGACGAAGCTGCCGCTCAGAACTTCAGAAACGCCCGAATGAAGGGCATGAAGATCAACCAAGATGGCAAGGTGGTTGGACTCCCAGAAAATCCGGCTGGCCTTCAAAAGTTGCTTGTCTCTCTGTGCTTGTTCACAGAAGGAGAGGACGGCAAACCTGACAAACAGGTACACATCAACTCCCTGGATAAGTGGCCAGCTCGCGTGATCAAAACCCTCTTCGAACGTGCTAAGCGAATAAGCGGCCTCGAGGAGAAGGAAGACACGGTCGAGGAGCTCGAGAAGAAGTTGGAAGAAGCCAAGAAGCGTGAGGAAGCAGCAAAAAACTCCTGAACCGGCATGAGGGGTGGCTGATCTTCGCAGATCACTACAACGTTAAGGAACCCCTCTGGGACGTGATGTGCGAGATCAGCCACCGTGAAATGTCGGTAAGGCTAGCCTGGATTGAGCAACAGTCAGAAAAGGAATGGACCAATCCAACTCCAACGCAATACTACCTCATGAGAGTAGCTCAACGCACAATCCAGGCACGATGTGCTCGAGCGGCTGACGCTCGCAAGGTGACTCTCGAGCAGCAGAAAGTCGTTTTCCGCAAACCAACTTCTAAGACCAAAACTCCTAAACCCCCTGTAGAGAACGTAAATCCTAAGATGTTTACTGCCTTCAGCAAGCAAGTGTGGCTGGCCAGAACCAGTCTTGCAGCTTCAAGGAAGGCAAGAATAGAAGGGACGATGCACAATCATGGCAGCTGAAACTGAACTAGAACGGATGGTGATCCGCCTCGTTGGTGAGTCTTCGCAGTACATACAAGAACTACAGAAGGCTCAGCAAGAGAGTAAACGGTTCGTCAACCGTATCGGTGGCCTCATGCAACGGACTGCTCTCCAGATGAGGAGCATCGGCCTCCGCTTGGGGCTAGCAGTCACGGCCCCTCTTACTGCTCTGGCTTACAAAGCCCGAAGTGAGTTTTCAAACTTCCAGGCTTCACTGAGTACAATGGAAGGGCTTGTCGGCCTATCTGCTGAGACCGTGGAAGGTTTCAAGGAAGAGATCCTAGCTCTAGCTCCAGCCGTGGGTAAAGCCCCCGCTGAACTGTCAGAAGCTATGTTCTTCATCACCTCAGCGGGCCTCCGTGGGGAACGTGCCTTAGAAGCCTTAGAAGTCTCAGCAAAAGCGGCCGCCTCCGGCATGGGTTCCACCAAAAGTGTCGCTGATGCAGCAACCTCTGCGATGAACGCCTATGGCCATGAGAATCTAAGTGCTACTCGCTCTGTCGAAATTCTAACTGCTGCTGTTCGTGCTGGTAAGGCCGATGCTGCTAGTTTCGCACCCCAATTCGGCCAACTCCTACCGTTAGCTAAGTCCCTTGGCATCAGTTTTGAATCAGTCGCAGGTAGTCTCGCCTTCCTCACTAAGACCACGGGTAACGCTAGTCTCGCATCAACAGGATTCAAGGGCGTCTTGCGAGCCGTGAACAAGCCTGCCAAGGAAGTGGAAAAGCTTTTGGAAGAGCAGGGAGTTTCTCTAGCGAAGTTGCAAGAGAACTTCAGCAATATGTCGTTTGATCAGGCTCTCTTCCAACTCAAGGATGCCCTTGATGAAGCTGGTATTCCACTCAAACGGTTCTTTACTGACAGTGAAGGCTTAACTGCTGCACTCCAGTTCACGGGTGAAGCTAGTAGCGACCTGTCTGCAGTCATCGGTGACGTAACTGACAGCATAGACATTGTGGATGATGCTTTTGGTAAAACCGCCAAGACGGCAAAGCACCAGTGGAACGCTGCGATGGCAGAGATGAGAACCCTTATGATCGAACTTGGCGGCATGATTGCCCCGTTCATGGGGGAACTGATTGACTGGGGCGAGTATGCGATGCAGATTTGGAAGGGCCTAAGCGACGGTACGAAGGAGTTCGTCGTGGCAGTAGGTGCTGTCGTTGCAGGGGTGAGTCCAGCCCTGCTCATGGTAAGCACACTTATCACTTCCATTGGGACAACCCTGCCAATCGCTATTATGGCTGCTAATGCTGCTTTCACGGTACTGAGTGCCAGTATGACTCTCATCGCAGCCCATCCTTTCGTTGCTACCCTTGCCGTGCTGACTACTGCTTACGTTGCCTACCGTCACGTGGTAAACTCCGCCAACAGAGAGATGGAAGCGTTCAGTGAATCTACTAAGAAAGTAACACACACCGGACAGGCTCTTATACAACACAACAACCAGATCGCTTTGGAGTTGCAAGACCTTGCCCAGAAGAACGAACTTAACACTCAGGAAATGACCAGGGCAAAAGCAATCATTGTGGAACTTGAAAAGAGTTACGGTGATCTAGGTATTAGTGTGGATCAAACAACGGGTCAAATAACTGGTTTGACCAGTGGCTTCAAAGAAATGGAAGAAGCACAGAGACGGCAACAGAAGGTTCTCCTAGAAGCAAAAATCCGGGATCTGACTGAGGAGTTCAAGGCCCAAGAAAAGGAGTTGAGGAAGTACACCGAGGCCTGGAGCATCAACGCCTATCGTGCTTACAAGAGCTATTTCACAGATGCAGAAAGTGATATTACTGACAGCATGTCCAGCATCCAATTGAAGCTCATGGACGCTCAAAATGCTCTTAAGGCACTGACCAAAGGCCCGGAAGATGCCGTGAAAGAAGTCAAGTTAGACATTGTTCAAAAACAGTACACGAACACAGACTACCCCATAGCCCGCTTTTGGAGTAAGGCTATGAAGACCCTCAGTGACGGTGCCGCACAAGGTAAAGCGGCCTTAGAGGAAGTACAAGACGGCATCCGCGAAGCCAGTGAAGAGATGGAACAGTGGAATGAGTACGTGCGACGGGGCAACCAGATCACAAAGCAGTATATGACTCCCCAAGAAAAGTATGCCGCTTCGATGAAAGAACTCGACACGCTCTTGGAAACAGGGGCTATTGGACAAGACACCTATAAGCGTGCCGTGAAGGGTGCTAAGGAAGAGCTACAATCTTTAAGCCGAACTGTCCGTGGTGAAGTGTTGGATGCTCTAGGGGCTGGCACGATGGAAACTGCTGTAGCTTTGGAAAAGTACCGTGCTGGATTGAAACAAGAAGCCCTACCAGAACTTCCTGGTCTACCTACTGCCGGACACGAAGAGTGGACTGCCACTACCACCAATCAGACCACTGTCTCTACTGCCCCAAATACTGCTGAGGAGCGTATCGCTGCCGGAGTGGAAGCCCTGGTAGAAATGTCCCAAGACGCTGGTAATTCCTGGATCATAAAACCTCTTGGACTGAAAGGTCTCTAATGTCTGCTACTGTTCAAGGACTACGAGCAACGTGGGGTGGGGACCGTGACCAAGAAGGTCATCGCACCTATCATGTCGTCCATATCGTAAGGGCCTTGAGGTCTGATGGGCCTTATGTCGTTATGCAAGCAAGTGGCCTCCCAGTTGTAGGTAGTTCATGGGCCTTCGGCAACGACTTTGACCCGTGGGCTTTCTGCACGCCTGAGATGCGTGTGTCAATCCATAAGGAGAAAGAAGGGGACTTTTCTTCTCGAACAAACAGTCTGCAATACTGGAGGGTCCGTCAGACCTTCACAACGAAACCCTTGAACCGTTGCCAGGATGAGAGCATTGAAGACCCCTTGTTAGAACCACCAAGATACGGTGGATCCTTTGTCAAGTATGTTAAGGAAGTGCAGAAGGACAAAGATGGTAATGCGATCCTTACCAGTTCCCGTGAGTTAGTCAAAGGTTCCCTGGTAGAGTTCGATCACAACCGTCCAACTGTTTGGGTAGAAATGAATAGTGCCTCCTTGGGCCTCTCTACGTTCGCAGCTATGGTTGACAACGTCAACGACGGTGCAATGTGGGGTTTGAGTGCTCGTTGCGTCAAACTCAGCAACGTAACCTGGGAACGCAAAATCTACGGTACTTGCGACTTCTACTACACACGACGGTTCGACTTCGACATCCGTTACGATACTTTCGATACCAGTCCCATCGATTCAGGTGTGAAAGCCTTTGGCCACTGGGACCCAGAAGACAAGGACACTTGGACTACGACTGACCATCTACTAGCTTACAAAGACAAACAGGGGAACTACGGTCGCGTGATGCTGAACGGTGCTGGAATTCCTATCGCAGACGATGCCGACCCAGTCAACATCCCCGGTGCCCCCGTCGAGTACTATCCAGAAACTAACTTCTTTATCCTTGGCATCCCAGCCAGTTTCTAAGGAGATAACCTATGAGTGACGAAATTGAATTCCGTGGTGGATTTCATATCCGTAAAGATTCCGGGCAGGATATCCAATTCGAGCACACAACAAAACCCACTACCTTCAAGGCTGACTTGACGGCCAGTGTACCGAAAGGCCCTACCCCTGGCTCCATCACAGCAACGGTTGCAGGGGTCAACGTAGACTTGAGTCAGCTAACTACTCCAGGGTTCTGTTGGATTATGAACCACGACCCTACTAACTATGTAGAGTACGGTATCTGGGACCCTGAAGGGTCTAAGTTCTATCCCCTCGGCGAATTAGGCCCCATGGAGTTTGTACCTCTCAAACTCTCAAGAAACATCCAACGAGAATACATGACCGGTACCGGGACCACGGGTGCCGACACTAATCGTCTTCGCATAAAAGCTAATACAGCCTCTTGCGAAGTGAGCGTCAACGCCTTCGAACGATAAGGAGCAACTTCAAATGTCAGGACCACACTTTGAACCAGAAGACAACGATCCTCTTTTCGAAAAACCCCACGAACCGAAAGATCTCCCAGTAGGTTATGGTCCTCCGCCGGAAGGGTTCGATGGTGATCCAGCCCTTCTAGGACCACCCCCTTCAACCAACTTAACAGATCGCCTCACGGTAATAGACATCGTCTATTATCAACTAGTTGGTGAAGGCGTCGAAGAAGACGAATGCCGTTTTGAACGGAGCTTACCCTGCATTGAAGAACAGCCCTACAAGAGACGGTTGAAGGCCACAGAAGAAGCTGCCCCCATCGACCCGAAGTGGGTAGAAAATCCAAGCATGGTTCGCATCGTAAATCTCGAGGGTAAGTTCTTGCAAAGGCACCCTACGCCCGAACAGTTAGAAGAGGCAGAAGGGAAGGTTTTAGAACTAGGGTTGTTAGAACTCACGGAGCCCTTGTTCCTAATCCCCCCAGGAGAGTGTCAACGATTCACCCCCAACTTGCCTGTAAACCAGTTCACAATTCGCAGTCAATGTGGGATTGCCCGTTACATCCTCCAAGTCTATCCGGGATAACTCACTATGCCTCCTGAATTTTATCTACCGAACGCTGACGACGTTAAGATTCTACAGGACTTGATCCGTAGGGAAGCTGCTCGTAGGCTCAACGCCTCTATCTCAAGCGAGAATCTCGACCTATGGTATCCCTCAGAAGTCTTCGTAGCATACACTCCTCTAGGCGGTATACCTGTCATGGAGGTAGTCGACGGTGAATTCGTTCCTGGACAAGCCCTCTGTCGAATTTACCGTATCCTGCGAGGATCGTCAGAGGCTGAACTTAAACGGGTCTACGCTTTCAACGAACTGGTCTATAATATAAGCTGTGCCGTGGCTATCCCCGCAAGCGTTTTCATTGTTATAATGAAAACTAAGTGGGGGGAGTGGGTGGGCTTCTGTCCAGGAGGAGACTCGTGTGCAACTTGTGGAGAAACCGGGACTGGTACTGGGACTGGGACAGAGAGCGAAACGGGGACTGGCACGGGTACGTGCGAAACCCTCGGAGACTCTTTCGACATCCACGATGTTCCAGAAGTAACAACCCCTTCCCTAAACGATTGGGTTCTACTAGTAGGTGCTGACGGTTGCGTGAGTAAGATTTCTGCTGAGAACTTCTCTGACTGGGTGTGTAACCGTTGTGATGAAACTGGGACAGGTACAGGCTCTGACGAAACAGGTACAGGATAATGGCTGGTCCAGGCACAGAACTCAGCACACTCCTACACCGTATGGGCATCAATGCCAAAGATGGTCAGTGCCGATGCAAAGCCCACATCCGTGAGATGGATAAGAAGGGGTGTCACTGGTGCTCGAACAACATTGGAACAATCATAGACTGGCTGAAGACGGAAGCCACCCGTCGCAAGCTGGTATTCAATCGTATAATAGCTAGAAACCTTGTGAGGCTAGCTATTTGGAGGAGCCGGAAGAAAGCGGCTCAAGAACACCCTTAGTCCATTGGAGCAAGTTATGACTAAGCATGGAAAAGTCGTTTGGCAGTATGGTGTCACCACGGTCCCAGAGCGGTTGGAAACTCTCCTACCCGACACCCTCAAATCCTTAGAAGTTGCTGGCTTCCCAGAACCTCGACTCTTTGTCGACGGTCCTTATTCTTCTACAGCAAAAGCCCTTGGCCTGCCCACTACTTACCGTGACCCAAAAGTGCGAGCGTTCGGTAATTGGGTTCTAGCCCTTTGGGAACTCTACTTACGCAACCCCCATGCAGACCGTTATGCTATTTTCCAGGATGACCTAGTAGCTTACCCCCACCTGCGAGAATACCTCGAGCGGTCTGTCTATCCCCATCAGCATAACAATATGCAACCGGGCTATTGGAACCTATACACCTTTCCAATCAATCTGACCCTCTGCCCGAAAGACTATATCGGCTGGTATCCTAGCGATCAGTGTGGCAAAGGAGCCGTTGGACTTGTGTTCTGTAAGGATGCTGTGACTACCCTCCTTAGCCAGTCTCACACAGTAGGTCGCCCTCAAAATATCAAACGGGGTCATCGGGCTATAGACGGGGGTATCGTTACTGCTATGCGAAATGCACGGTGGCGAGAGTACGTACATAACCCCTCCCTAGTTCAACACACTGGCACAGAAAGCACCTTAGACAATCGTCAGCATGACCTTGCTGACAGCTTCCGCGGTGTCGACTTTGATGCACGTAAACTTATTGAAGAAGCCAACGATCCACGGCAAGTCAACCCCAAACGAGGTAAGGTAAAGACCAATCCCCGCTGGGACCGCTTCTTTTTCAAGGAGGCCCTTGACCTACTCAAGAACGTAGACAATCCCACTATCCTAGAAATAGGTGCTATCCGCGACGCTAGACCAATCGCTGCTCGGGCAGATGGCCATGCCACGGTAAAGTGGGCTGAAAGCGGTTATCGTACAATTACGCTTGACACAAGTGCTAAGGCCCTAGATATTACTCGCCGTTTGATTAACGATGCTCCTAACGTAGAGCTAATCCACGGTGATGGTCTTGCTTACCTTGAAACCTTCCAAGGGCAAATCAACCTACTCTACTTAGACGGCCCTCACCCTGCCAAGGAAGACGGTGTTAGGTTCAGCCTACTGGCCTATACTAAGGCTCTCCCCAAGATGCCGAAGGGCAGTTTGATCCTAATCGACGACTGCGATATTACCCCTGGCAAGGGCGATCAAATGGTTCCCAAAGCTGTTCGCGACGGTTGGAAGATTCTGAAGAAGGACCGCCAAGTCTTACTCCAACGTACCACGGCTCCCCAAGAAGAACCACTACTTGAACCACAAGAACCTGAGAAAGATGCTGACACCCCAACCATTCCCTACACTACTAGCGGTCAGGAAATTGTCGACTTCTTGCGAGATGAAGCTAAGGTAACGAGCCGACCTAAGTCCAAACCGAAGGCTAACAAGGAGATCACCCTGATCGGGTATAGTTGTGCGAACGGCCTCGGCGAACTCAACCGTCAAATCGCCAAGTACGTAGGTATCGACTACTGGCGAGTCATCCGTCATAAAGTTCTTGGCAAGCAACCCATCCCTAAAAGCATCAAACCAGCAACAGAAGTAGACCTCCCCAACGGTATCCTACTCTTCACAGAAACACCCTTCCTAAAACCCCAACAGTTGAAGGCTATCAAGGACCGTGGGGGACGTATCGTTAGCGTCCCCATGCTAGAGTGGACTCCAAAACCTGCCACAGAACCGTGGACAGACTACGTTGACTTGTGGATTTGTCCAACCCGCCAATGTTACGTTACCCTCTCAGAAGAGGGATACCCCTGCGTGATGTTCCCTTGGCCTATTGACCTCGAGCGGTACACCTTTATCCCTCGAGACACCTTGGAATCCTACCTCTTCATAAACGGATTCAGTGGTGGCTTCAGGGGACGCAAAGGGGCAGCTACCGTCAGGCAAGCCTTCTCAGAAGTCGGCTCTAGTCCACTTGTAGTCAGTTCCCAAGAGCGTGACCTAAACCAAAGGGAACAGTGGAAGAAGTATGGTACTCTCCTAGACCCAATCCAAAGTAATCGCTACCTCTACACCGTGGGAAGCGTATTGCTTGCTCCTCATCACTGCGATGGTCTCGGCCTAGAACCTATGGAAGCGATGGCTTGTGGTATGCCAGTAATAACCCCTGACGCTCCACCGTGGAATGAGTTTCCAGCCCTTGCAAGACTCCCGGTTCAACAAGAACGTAAGCGTATCCGCCGACCCTTACCGTGGGTAAGTGTGGACCCCCTTACTTTGCGCGAACGCTGTGAGGAACTTCTAGGCTCCTCTATCAAGGAACATAGCCGTGAAGTGCGAGCGTGGGCTGAATCACGCGATTGGACTAAGTGTGCTAAAACCTTCCAACGATTAGTGCAAGGAGAGACCTGATGCACAAGGCACAACGGTTCCGCTCGAGACGGATGAGCAAGGTAGCTCTAAAAGAGCAGCTTCGGCGGCCGCGACCTCAGCTTAGAGAACACTTCCGCCGAGACAAGAAGTTCAAGGTGATAGCCGTTACCCCAATCCACGAACCTGACGCTCGCAGGTTCCTACCCCAACTCCTGTCTGAATTCTTACGGTTGGACTGGGGTGTCGTTTGGCACATCAACAACATTTGGAACCCTGACCTGCTCGATCAAATTCAAGGCTTTAGAAACACCGTGGGCTGGACTGAAACCAATCAAACCAACTATCGCAAGTCTGACGGGTGGCGAGCCTTGGAGTTAGCACAGCTTGCAGAACCTGAGTGGGTAGTCCCCCACGACGCAGATGAAACGTGGGAGCCGAACGCTCCAAAACTCCTCGAGAAGCTTCTGAACCACCGTGCCCTTTATGTCGTTCCCTGGTATAACATCTGGGCACAGACCGATGGAGAGCTACTTATCCGCATGGACAAGCCTTACCTCGGCGTTCGCCCACGGCTCTACCCAGTCGGCCCCTGGCGATGGGAATACCGTAACACGCTCACAGCTTCCCCTTATTGCTGCCAGTGTAACAACTCCCTCCAAACCTTATCCACGGGGAGCGTTCGTGTACTTCACTGGGGGTTCTCCACCCAAGACTTGCGAGAATACCATCATGCCCTATGGAATAACAATAAGGCGGAAGATAGTGACTACTGGTCTTGGATGATGGAAAAGCCCCCACTCCTAAAACCCTTTGACCCCGATTGCATCCATGAAAACTTCCACCACACAGACCACGAAGAGATCCGCCTTATTCTCAGGAAAACCCCTGGGACGGGGTGGCTTAACTTCGACGAGGCGTGGCTTCTGTACCGAACGGCTGAGCAGACACGAGGTCCAATTTTAGAAGTGGGTTCCTACCACGGTAAATCTACTGTCCTACTCGCCCACCTGGGACGTCCTATCTACAGTGTAGACCCCTTCCTAGGTTTCGACAAGGGTGACCCAACTGGAGACAAGACCGCTCGAGCCTTCTACAGGAACATTCGTCCCTACCACCGTCTCATAGAACACTCTAGGAAACGTGTGGAAGATTGGACTCCTCAACCTTGTGGGTATGCTTACCTCGACGGGGATCATAGCTACGAAGGCACCGTGGCACAAATCAAAACGGCCCTGGAGTGTGGAGTTTCTCGCATAGCTGTCCATGACTACAACGACCACGGTGGGGGACTCAAGGTGAAACAGGCTTGTGTAGAGTTGCTTGGAAAACCCTACGATCGTCGTAGTAAGATGGCCGTGTTCATTGTCCCCCCTAAAGAAGAGGAAGCTTGATATGAAAACTGCTGTAGTTGCCGTACCCCATAACGATTGTGAAAAGTCTCTACAGTCTATGTTGGAAGCAGTAGGCTATCAGGTGTTCAGACCAGGAGACGGTCTCTTACGAGCCTACAACAGATTCAACCGACAGCCCCTTCTCCACAGACTTCCAGTACATAACACCGTGAACGGTATCGATCTGTTTGTCATAATCAAACACTTCTACAACTACCCTCTCCGTAAACGGTTCCCCACCCTAAACGGGAAGGTACTCTGGTTCGACATCAACGGTGGCATCCCAGGATCCACTCTAAGTAAAGATCAGTATAAAGCCCTTCCACTCAGAACCCCTTGTCCCTACTTGGGTGCCAACAAACACTATCAGGATTCTAAGTGTAGTGGACCTCGATACGTGACTTACATTCCCATGGTTGACCGTGGTCGTTTTGAATGCTTGCGACACAAGCCAGAGCAGTCCCCAGTCTGTCTAGTTCACAACGTAAAGCATTGGGGGTACGGTAGTCTCGTCCAGCCCCTACGCAATAAAGTCCGGTTCTATGGTAGTCACGGTTCTCCAGCTGGACTTCTCCCTTCAACGAAAGTCCCGCAAACATTGCGAAAGGCCCTTTGCTACGTACACGTGAAGGGGCGGGACTGTCCTGGCTACAGTCTCTATCAAGCCCTGCTCGCTGCTTGTCCAGTCATAGTCCTAGACCGGTTCATAGAACGAACTGGCTATAGCGATCTATACGAGCCTGGAGTGACCTGTCTAGCCGTGAAAGACCCTTGGAAACTGCCCCCGGAAAAACGCTTTCCAAAAATCGTAGCTGGGGTGGAAAAGGCGATCGAGGCTCTAAAGGACCCAGAGTACAATCAAACTATCGGCCTTGCTGGCCGTCAACGTTTGAAAGAGTTGATGTGGAATCCACGCGAAGACGCGGAAACCTTCAAACATTTCCTCGAGGAAAACTATGGCCCTGGTACTACCTAACTCCGTGTTCGTCCATGTCCCACGAGCCGGGGGACAGTGGTTCAGAAAGACCGTAGCTGCTTCGCTGAGCCCTGGCTTGCGTAGGAGGCGTCGGGAAAGCGACCGTCACAATGCTATCGCAGTCTACCATTGTAGCTACTCCGAATTGCCCATCGACTTCCAGTTAAGACCTTGCTTCGGCTTTATCAGGCATCCCCTACCGTGGCTTCGTTCTCGATGGACCCACCAGAGACAGTTCGGCATCAGCAATCGTGCTACTGCTCCAATCCACAAGCAGTTCAACTCCTGTTGGAAGCCCACGTTCCCAGCCACGGTAGAATCGATCTTAGGCACTTGTCCGGGGTTAGTCACCAAGACCTTTGAATACATGCTCGACGGTTGCACGTTCATAGGTCGCGTGGAAGACTTCCCAAGAGCCCCCATCCTAATCCTTCGCATGTGCAACGAACGGTTCAACGTGAGACCGTTCTTAACGACAAAACCTGTAAACAGTACGGGCAGCCTTCCAGAAAACCAAAAGGACCTCCACTTACCACCGTCGCTACAGAAAGAGTTTTTGCATTCAGAGTCTGCCTTTATTTCCAAGTGGTACGGCCCTGACTGGTATTCTCCCGTTCGTATTCAGATCAGTTCATAGAGGAAAGCCATGGACCAGCTTAGAATCTATTATATCGGCAAGTTCCAACTGGACTTTGCTACGGAGCGATATGTTCAGTGGGCTTTGGAAAACCGCCACGGGTGCAACGTGATGCGATACAAGGGCCAATCTGTTGAGGACGTGAAAACCATCCTAAAAGAGTACCGTCCCCACGTAGTCCTCTTCAGTAAGGTAGAACCCAAGTATACGGCTAGACTCCTAGAGTGGTGTCGTGAAAAGCGTATCCTCACGGTAGCTTGGATTTGGGATCTTTATTGGGGGTGTCGCAGCGAGCGTCCAAAACAGTTTAGGGCAGACATGCTTTTCACTACGGATGCAGGTCACCAGAAAGAGTTCAATGCGTACCGCACCAATCACAAAGTCCTGCGTCAAGGCATCCACGAACCTCACCACCGTATGTACCTTCCTCCTCAGTATAAGAACAGCGGTGGTCAGATAACTTCAGAGTATCTACACGACGTCGCCTTTGTTGGTGGTGCTACCGGTCATCCCAGCCGTACAAAGCTAGTCCGCTGGTTGAAGCGTACCTATGGTCCCAGGATGATCCACCATACGAACGTTCGGGGTCTTGATTTGAATAGAGCCCTGGCACGAGCAAAAGTGGTAGTGGGAGATACGTGGCCTAGTCGTCACTACTGGTCCAACCGTATCTATGAGATCTTGGGTCGTGGGGGGTTTCTATTACACCCAAGAACAGAAGGTCTCAGCCGGGAGTTTACAGACCGTGTTCACTACGTTGCCTATGAACGTGATGACTTTCCTAGGCTTCGCAGGACCATTGATCATTGGCTTTCCAACGAAGCAGAACGGGAGGCAATCAGAAACCGTGGCTTCCAGCTAGTTGGTCGTCACTACACCTACACCGTGCGAACAGCAACTCTCTTAGATTGCATCCGCACCAGACTTGGGAAAACATGAATGTATGTGCGGCCCCCTGCCCGTGGTCTCACCTGCGAGAATCAGTAGGCAAGTATGCTCCAACTTGCTTATGCTGAGAGGGTGGGGCAGGGGCCGCACTCTTTACCTACCTAGTAGCCCCTCATAGGTGTATAAACACTAGTAGGGGGGCTGTTACCCCTAGTTAGTGCAGCTTACGCCCCTGCCCTGCCCTTGCCCTACCCTACCCTACCCCCGTGCCAAGGCCCCTGGCTTGCTGTCTAAGCTAAGGCATGGGGGTGGCCAGTATGCCAAGCCCTACCCCGGCACCGTGGCTGTATGGCACCCTATGTAATAGGTGCCCCTGTAGCCCCTATAAGTAGGGTATACCCCACTTATAGGCACTAAAAAACCCCCCGCTACCCAAAGGGCAACGGGGGGCGACACCCTACTACCAGCCTATACCAGTATACAGGCTATACAGGCTTGATACGGATACCGTCGTATCCGTGAGTCTCAGCGTACTTCCGGGCGGTAGCCAAGTCTTTGCATGGCTTCCACTTCCTGCCCACTAGAATTTCTGTGCGGTTATTGATTCGCCACACATGACGGCGGACTTGGAGGTAGCGTTTACTTCTTGGTGGGACTTTTGGCACGAGCCTTCTTCCTTTCCTTGGCTTGCTTGCGAAGTTTAGTCCAGTCCTGTTGGGAGCGGGGAACAAGTCCGTGGGCTTCCATCAGGGCACAATAGCTTGCGTACTCGACCTTTTCAGCCTTAGTCGGCTTGATTGCTTTTGGGGCCATCGGTGCCTCCGGTGGTTGGGGTTGATGTTGTTGGAAAAACGTCGATCGGAGCGAAGGAGATTCTAACGGTGTTGGGGTCTACTTCTAGAACCCTGCGAAGTATGGGGCTATCACTCGGCCACGTAACTTCGAACAGGATGGGCATACCTTCGTATCTGACTACAAATTGAAAGCCAGGACGAATCTTGGCCCCAAAGTGGGCAGCAACAGCCCTGAGAAAGTCCTTGCGATTGCTCTCCAAGATGATACGGGCTCTGTCGCAAGCCTTGCTATGCCTTTCCAGGAATGCTTGCTTTTCGTCAGCGAGTTGCTTTGGCTTTTCTACGGAAGCCAGAAACCGCCCTGCGAGGTTAGTGATCTTCAAACGTGCATCCATGTGGTTGCTCCTCAGTTCTTGGGATGGATGTGGATTTTGTTGTAGGTACGACCGGTCTTTTCGTCGGTCTCCTTGGTCATGGTGACCTTGCAAAGGCCACGCATCGCCACAGCGACGATGTTCTTTCGCACGGTGCCTTGAGCCTGTCGTGGATTGCACCGTACAGCAAGGTTGATAAGATGCCCTAAAGCGACGGCTACTTCAGGCTCTTTATTTGTTGGAATAGGGACCGTCACCCTGTTGATCAGGTCTAGGAAAGCCCTGACTCTTTCACCCAAACTCTCTGCTGTCTCTAAGTAACGTGACATTTCAAACTCCTTGTGGTTGTAGTTGGTTGTAGTTGGTTGTAGTTGGTGGTAGAACCCCCGACCAGCCGTGAAGGGACTGGCCGAGGGGGACGCAAGTAAACTAAGCCACCCAGATCAAGCTTTCGATCGCTCGAGTCACGGCAACGTATTTGAGATGATACTCCTGCCCTTTCGACCAGTGGCTTTTCGCCATTGGATGGGGGAGTGGTGCATCTTTGAGGATTATGAAGACCCTTTCGGATTCCAACCCCTTTGCCTTGTGGATGCTGCTGAAGAGGATGCCCTTTGGGGTGAGTAGCTTTGGACCACGGGGTTTTCCACCAGGGCCTAACTCGGTCTTACAAGATTTCTTGGGGCAACGGTCCAGTTCCTCTGAGAAGTGGTTCTGGCACTTAGGACACACCTTGCCGGAGAAGATGAGGTTGATATTTTCTACCACATCCTCGACCGTTTTGGCTCCTTCCGTAAAGGCAATGACACAAGCCCTACGGTCGTCGAGTGTGACTAGTCGCGTTTCGCTAGGTGGCTTCTTACGCAACTCCCTGGAGACTTCGTCACCGTGCCACTCCTCGACCCTGTCGATCAGCTTTTCGACGGTAGGAGCCTTCAACTTTTTCTGGATAAAGTTGATTAGGTTCTTACCAAAGTCTCTTCCGCGGATGATAGCCCTACGACCGTCCTGGAGAAACCGTAGGGCCTGTGAGACAAGTGGGGCGTTCACGCGGCACAGGACCATATCCCCGTCTTGGACCAGGGTGGGATACTTTTCCACGGTGGAGAAGTTTTCGCTGCCTTTCAAGTTGTCCTTGTGGGCAGTGAATGGGACATAGGGTGTTCCGTGGTGAGCAGCGATTGTCCTGAGAATCTTGTTAGCTACCTTGACTACAGCGTGACTACACCGTCGAGTTTCTGTGAGTCTCAGGGACTCGATGGGAGTGTTTGGATCAGGTGAAAGCAGTAGCTTCATGCGTGGAATGCTGTCTACGTCTGCTCCAGCAAAACCATAGATAGCCTGATTGACATCCCCTACCAGAACGATCCTGCGTCCCAGCAACCTACTGAACTCCTGCTTGCACCGTGGCAAGTCTTGGCCTTCGTCGATCAGTAGCAAGTCGACTTTCGGGACGGGTAGATTCAGGACAACCGGGAGCCAGTTCTGGTCGTTGAAATCGAAAGCCCCCTGGTAGTCTGGAGACAAGCACCGTTCCAACACTCGTGGCACGAGATCGAATACCCTCTTCCGTCTGATATCCAATTCCACTCCATAGTGTCGAACCAACTGCCCGAGAACATCTGGGGTAACAGCTTCAACGTTGAAACCATCCTCTTCGGTCCAGCCGGTCAGGGTCAGCTTGCACAGATCCACAAGACTGGTCACTGCCTTGAGAAAGACCGTGGAGTTGCGTCGCAAGTCCCACAAGTCACGGCCAGTAACAGAGGCTATTACCTTTTGGACGTTGTCACGGTCCAGCCTCAGGTAGTTGAAGGAACCCATGACTGCTCGATGCCCCAAACCATTCACCGTGGAAAAGTTTAGGGTAATGCCTTCCCCAGACAGGATCTCTGCCAGCCAGCCCCAATCCTCTTGAAACTCTTCAACGATGCTACGGTTGAAGGCCGAGTATTGGATGGTCTCCACTTTGCCTACACTTTCGGCAAAAGCAGACCAGACCTTTTCCTGTTCGGCGGAGGGGGTGATGCGGAACGTCTTGGGGTTCTTCTTTTTCTGGATAGCGATCCTGCGTTGGATCTCTTCCCAACGGTGGTTCGCAAAGGCCCATCCAACCCCCACGATTTCCGTGAAGGTTTTGCCTGTCCCTGCGAAGGCTTCTACAACCAGATGGTTAGAAGCTACGGTTGACTGTTTGGCAATGTCAGCCACAAAGGAACTCTTCTTTTTGATTTTCTTTTTCTTGGTTCGTGTCTTCACGTGATTGCTCCATACTAGAGGTGAAGTGTAGTAAAGCCCCCACGATCTTGGACCGTGGGGGATTGGTGGGAATTCACTAGTGGTTGGACGGTTCCCTGTCCAAGCGATCTACAATGTACTGAAGCCCCTTGACTACCCAAGTCAAGACGGTAAGGCAGAGTCCAACCCCTTCTGCGCATCTGGTGAAGAGTGCGAGACGGTAAGTCCCTCTGACCAGATTGGGGTAGTCTCCGCCTCCCACGAGGGTGCTTGCGGTATGGATCAGACTGTGTGCTTGCTTGAAGCGATCGATAGCCAGTTCCAGTCGTTCTTTGTCCGTCATGGTAAATCTCCTTTGTGTAGGGTGTCAAAAGGTAGTGTCGAAAACGTTGATTATCCCCAGAGGGAAATGAGTTTGTCTTGCCAATCTCTTAGGATAGACCAGACACGGTGGTATGCATCCATGCGATCGTCCACGGAGGTTGCAGGGAGTTCTCCACCTAGAACCCCTTGCTTGTCCACCCGTTCAACTTCTGCCTTGAAGTTTGGGTAATTAAGGTCGGTAACATACTTCTTCAAGTATGCTTGGAGAAGCTTTCGAGGAACACGGGCTCGAAAAAGGTAATCCCTACCGTAAGTCATTTCGTAGTTGATGACTTTTCCATCGTTGAACTCCTCCAGGTGGCATAGCAGCCGATGGAGGTCTTCCTCCTTCCTGGCACGAACTACCAGGACTCGAGTCTTGGCCCCTTTCACACTGTTGGGACTGACTATACTAAAGAAACCGTCGGTTGTGAATATCCACATAGGCACTTTCCTTTCAGTTAGGATTTAGGATTGGTCCGGCTGTTCGCCGGTTTCAAAGTCGTTGAGCTCCCGCACTTCGCCGAACGGGTTCTTGTAACCCGCAAGATACACGATGGTCCGGCTCCCATCGGGCAGGTCTACCGCCCAAACACCTTCCACGGCTGAGTCTGGAACCACCGTAGCATCTTCCAGGTCCAGGCTGGAATCGGTTTTGAGGTACTCCAAGACCCCTTCCTTTGTGTCGGGGTAAACACCATTCGGAAACTCCGGATCGTACCATTCCCCAGCGTTCGACTGGTCAATGTAGAAGCAGTCACGTAGACCGTGCTTGACTGGGAGACGAAACTCGTTGGGGCGAGTCTTCCACGTTTTGCACTTACCGTTGACACGGCACCGGACAGGGGTGTTATCCGCGTTCTTGAGAGAAACGTGGTGAAACTCTTGACGGTAGTAGGAATGAACCACTTGATGTTTAGTAATCACAGTCCGTACCTCCCTTCTGGAAAGGCTTCGGCGAGTACGGCATCCTGGACAGCCGTTGACTGTTCTTCCAACCACTCGATCGCTTGCTTGTCGTCACCGTACATGTCGGGGTAGCCTGAAGCAAATCCACACGCGGAAACCGACTCTCGAACGTCGACCTCGTTCAGCACAACAGAAGCAGCCGCTTCCATGTCCGGTTCGCTGGTAGGGTAGCCAGCAGCCTCAGCAGCAAAGCCCGACATCACATCGTAGCCGATTGCTTGCCATGTTTTCTGTAGAGCGGTGATAGCCCTTGCCCGGATGGGTCCAGTGAGTTTTGACCGCCTGGATAATTTCGCACACATGATCGTTCTCCTGTAGTTGAGTGTAGATGAAAAAACGCGGGGGAGCCTATATGGTTAGGATTACGAGGCCATCCCCCGCTTACTCTTAGGTTCCTAACCTACCTTTGATGCGGCTAGTTAGCACCTTCTGCGAAGTTGCATCCCTGTCGCATGTAGCCGACATAGTCAGGGTTGTCGAGGGGGTCTTCCTCTTCCTCGTCTTCGTCCGGGTCTGCAAAGCCTTCTCTCTGTAAGGTTGCGTAGTCCTGGATTTGCTTGGAAACGATTTCGTCCGCGTCGGCCATCAGTTCCAACGGTTCGTGGACTGGTGGCTTCACGGTTTCCAAGTAAGCCTCGAGGTTCCCCACCAGTTGAGGAATGTAGGCATCCCCGAACTGGAGGTAGTTCGCCAGAGAGAACAGAAGCTGACGTGTCTCCATGTCGTCCTCGGCCGTGGCTTTCGCAGCGTTGTGAAGGTGTTTGAGAAACTTGTTCATTGTAGGGGTCCTTTGGTAGTAGTTAGTAGTGAGTAGTTAGTGAGCGATTAGTTGCAGGCCACTAGAATTCGGTCTGACCCCATCCGCGGATACGGAACGGGACCTCTATGACAGACAGGTATTCTCGCTTATCAAAAGGCGTGTTCTGTTCGCAGGTAGCTTGACTGACCGCCCCAACAGAATCCTCTGCGAGTACATAGCAGGGAGGTCTACTATGTGACTTGAAGTAAACTACAAACAGGTGATAGGTTTTGCCGTTCCCTTTCTGCCTGAGTTTACATCCATCAGTGATGATGTACGTGTCGATGTTGTCATGTCTTGCCTTCTCCAATCCATCAACATTGAAGCCTTGCTGCACGAGGTACTCCTTGACCATACAGTAAGTTGGACCACAATCAACGTACTTAAAGAACACACGCAATTCTTCCATGGACAGCTTGCCCACTTCGGCATCTCCTGCTGCCCGCCTCGCGCTTTCGTTCTTTTCGGGGTTCGGCCAGTAAGCCTGAGACAGACGCTTCGAAACTTGGTTAGCCAACCTTTCTTTCGGGGTAGACATAATCGCATCTCCTGTAGTGTAGGGTGTCAAAAAATCTGGTAGAAAATGCACGGCTACCTATGTAGGCAGCCGCAAAACGCAAAACGGTTTGCACCTTATATATAAGGTACAACCGCAAGCCCGACCGGCCGGAATCGAACCAGCCCAAACAGAAACCCCACGGTATACCGTGGGGCTTGTCTAGCCCACTAGTCGGGGTCCTTGCCGTTACTAGAGTGTATAACCTCCCACGGTCTCCGCATAGGTATTAGCTATGCTTCTCAGACTGGTGGTCCGCCAGTAACTTCCGGCTACCCTTACAGGTCAATTCCTGGCCTTACCCTTGGCCTTGTGTACCGTGGGGCGTCCCCTGTGACCCATCACGCTCTCAACGCTCATGGGGTGGGGGCCGAGCAGCCTTACCTTCTGGGGTGCTACCGAACATACCATACTTGATATGGGGTTGCCAATCAGCGGTATGGTAGGGGTTTTGGGTAGCATTTCTTACTCCTAGCAAGTGCCCCTATTATACGTATTAGTAAGGGGTAAAGCAACCCCAAAACAGCAATTTTCCCTAAGTGGTGTCTGTGCAAGGGGTTACGACAATAAAAAGGGGGCAGGGGGCGAGTTACGGCATAGGTGCAACCCCCTGCCCCTGGCTAACCTACACTCTGACTAGCCAACAGTACACTAGGCAGCTTCGGCACTTGGGTCTTCCAGGGTAAGGTTCCCCGTGGGCTCTTCAAATACCCCCTCGCTGCACTTTACCATCACCAGTGGACCAACAGCGGATTCCCACGGGTCAGTTGTCACCGTGGCAAAGTAAGGTTCACTACCCCCGCTGGGATCACTGACCCAGCAAGTGTCTCCAGGCCCCCACTCGTCACCCTGCATAGAACCTACTTGCTTACGGTATTGTGACTTGCGGGACGCCTTCTTTTTACGGAGGGCTTCCTTACGTTCTTCGATCTCCTCGAGGGTAGGGTCATCTTCGTCAATGTCTTCCTCATCCTGATCAAACAGGTCAATACCTCCTACCGTGGGGTAGTCTAGTAGCTTCTTGTGACCATATTCGTCAGTAACGTACTCCAATGACAGGTCCTTGCTTGCCACGGGCAGTTCAGAAGCGTAGGGAAGCCACGCTCGAACAAGAATAGCTAGCTTGACAGCCCTAGGAATGTTCCCTGCTTCAGGATCGTTGTAAATGCGTTTGAACACAGACCGGACGGGGGCAAGACTCGGCTTGTCTTGCGTTAGCTCTGTCCAAAAGCTACAAGCCTTATCCCACAACTCCCAGTCTAAAAACGACTCGTTGGGGCTGATGGCCTCCTGGTAATCACCAGGATCGGTAGCGGCACTACCCATCAGGTAGAATAGTCCAGCGGCATAGCCTCCCGTAATGAAGAACTTGACAGGGGTCTTGGCTCCCTGCTCCAACTCATAAATGACCTTACAGCATTCCAAAAGCTTGGGGTGACGCTCAATAAAGCTTAGACTCTCAGAATGTGTACGTCGGGGGGCATAAGCATCAAGAACTGCCCCCGTTCGTTCCCACAAAAGTCGGACAGCGTTTTCGCAGTACCGTGACACAGCTTTACGTCCACGCAATGGTATGTCTGCAAACATATCACTACGGCAAATCGCCTCCCAAAGCGAACGGGGCTTGGCGGTGTCCATAGTGTTAACGACCTTGTCCTTCTCGCTAACACCGAAAGCTACCAACTTCTCTAATGCTGGCATGTCCAATGTCCAAGAAGGCCACCGTGCTGGATGTTTCTCTACCTCCTGGCAAGCAAGCACCAAAGCAATCATCTGGTGTTGACCGTTCAGTACTTGCCCCGTATTGCCGATGATGACGGTTTCACCGTTATACTCCCAGTTACCCCGGAGTATCTCTTGTTTCAGAGTAAGAATAACTCCAGCGTTTAGTGGACGGTTGATGATGTCATTGTTGCAACGGATCTTTTTACCGTGGGCATCCTTGATTAGGTAGTCCTGGCCAAATTTGATTTTACCAGACTCCTCTTCCCACCCCAAAAGCTTTTTAGCTAGCTCTTGGGTAAACATACCGCAAGACTCTTCAGCAGCGTAAAGCTTCGCACTTTTCTTGGGGTAAACCACGGTACGTTCGTCGTCACGCAATGGTGAAATTGCTGCTACTCCTACCTTCTTTTTCCTACCCTTCTTCGTAGTCTTCTTCTTAGTAGTCTTCTTTGCACTTGTCTTCTTGGTGGTTTTCTTCTTGGTGGTTTTCTTCTTGGCACTTGACTTCTTCTTCCCTTTGACGGCTCCATTCGACTTTGCCATGACTCACTCTCCTGTGAATAAGGTGTAGTTGGAACGTGCCCCTGTATTGTGTGCTTACTTATAACAACTAAGGCCAAAAGAAGCAAGGCCAAACCGTTCTACAGTTTAGCCTTGTATTTATACTTACATAGTAAGTTTAGGGGCATAACTTGCCGTGGGCTATTATACCAGCCCACCAACTACGATGCAAGCGTTTTTTGCTCGGCAATTTTAGGGCGTTTTGCTGGCTGTTTTTACCTTATATATAGTGGTTTATACTATGTATAATGTATGCAGTAATTCGTTGACATAAAAAGAAAGGTTAAATGATGAAAGCCCCACCTCTAATCCGTTATCCTTGGGACAAGTGGTTCCACAAGAAGTCTTTCAAGCTCGTAAGAGGGGAAGACTACTTCTGCCAACCGCACAGCATGGCCGTCCAAGTACGGGGAGCGGCCAGTAAGCGAGGTCTCTCCGTACACGTCAGCATTAACGAAAAAGTGATCACCGTGGTTAGGAGGGATTAACGTGCCAAAAATCCCAGCTAAAAGGGTCTTTATTGGGGTAGACCCTGGTCAAGCCGGAGGCATAGCTGCTCTAGTAAGGGACCGTTCCCCTACTCTATTGCTGATGCCCGACACGCCTAAGGATATTCTTGAAGCGTTATCCTCTCTAATCCCTCTCCGCAATCCGTTATCTCTCACAACTAGTATTAGGGCTGCTATTGAAGACGTTCACTCTATGCCTAAACAGGGGGTCGCTAGTTCATTCAAGTTCGGTGTAAATAAGGGTCTACTAATCATGGCCCTTACCGCTTGCAAAATACCGTTCATCGCGGTGAGTCCTCAGAGATGGCAGCGAGCCCTTTCTATACGCCCCCGTGGTAGGAAGAACAATGAGTCCAAAAACAGTTTCAAAAAACGGTTACGGCAGAAGGCTCAAGAACTCTACCCACAGGCAAAGATCTCCCTGAAAACAGCTGATGCTCTACTCATAGCCCATTACCTCAAATACCACGCGAGATTCTAATGACACCATTCCAAAAACACTACCGACAGTGGAAGAACTGTGACCGATGCCTTCTCCACACACAACGAACTCATGTAGTTATTGCTTCAGGGAATGTACCCTGTGAAATAGCTTTCATAGGGGAAGCCCCTGGTGCTTGTGAGGACGTCTTAGCCGAACCGTTCGTGGGTCCAGCGGGACACCTTCTGGACCGTATCATCAAAGAGAGCGTGCCGTTGGAAGCCACCATCGGCAAAGGCAACCTAGTAGGGTGTTTTCCCAGTGAAGTCAAGGGTGATCCTGATCGCAGCAATGAACCCCCAAAAGAAGCGATCAAAGCCTGTCGTCCACGGTTGGAAGAATTGCTAGAATTGTTTAGCCCTCGTGTGTTAGTAGCAGTTGGTGAACTAGCTGCGAAGAATCTAAAGTGGTACGACGGTGCAGAGCATAAAGTGAAGATCATTCACCCTGCTGCCATACTACGGGCAGACGTCAGTCAACAGGGCTTGTTGATAAAGCGGTCGATCGTGACAATTTCTAATTGTTTCTTACCGTTTTAGACCGTGAGTAGCTTCTAAAAAACGCCCCTTTACATGCTGTATAATAGGGGCTCCAACTACAACCCAACTACAGGAGCAAGTCATGCCGAAAATCCCTACCCCCTCTTCCGTCTGGAAAGGCCCAGAACACGACGGTATCACCCAGTCCAAACTGAACCTTTTCCTGTTCTGCCGTGAACGCTTCCGCCTTAGGATGGTGGAGGGCCTCCAAAGTGCCGACGTATTCAAACGCCGGCTGGAGTACGGTAATATGTTCCACCTTTGTGAGGAGACCCTACGTACTAAAGATCAGGGTTCCTTAAAGAAGGGGTGTTGGCTTACGGCTCTTACAAGCTATGCCAAGAAGCTATGTAAGCGATATCCACTGGAACAGACAGCCGTCGACAAGTGGTACAACGTCTGCAAAGTTCAATTCCCTATCTACGTCCGCTACTGGAAAAAGAACCAAGTCAAGGGTCTGAAGCCCATCAGCCGCGAGGAACAGTTCAGCGTCCTCTACACTCTTCCTTCAGGAAGAAAAGTGCGGCTGAGGGGAAAGGTTGACGGTGAAGATGCCATTGGAAAAGAGCATTACCTTGTAGAACACAAGACCAAAGGAGAAGTGGATGATGGGCTGATAAGACAACAGCTCCAGTTCGATCTGCAAACAATGTTCTACCTTTGTGCGATGGAGCTCTTGGGTCGCAAACTCAACGGGGTTCGCTACAACATCATTCGTCGGCCGCTCAGTGGTGGTAAGGGTAGTATCAGGCCCTTAAAGAATGTTAACGCTGGTAAGAAGGGGCCAGATGGGAAGAAGCTACCCCCACGGCCAGAGTCTGACAAAGAATACTACGCTCGTTTAGGTGGAATTATCGCTGAAGAGCCTGACCACTACTTCATGCGATTTCCGGTTGAGGTAACTCCTGCTGATGTGGAGCGATTTAAGCGGGAGTTCCTCAACCCTATTCTCGAGCAACTGTGTGACTGGTGGGAATGGATACGCATTGTTGAGAACCCAGATTGCTATTTTCAATCAATTAGTGGCATTCATTGGCGGACGCCTTACGGTATTTGGAACCCCATCGCTAAGCGAGGGTTCACAGACCTAGATGAGTACCTTGCCAGTGGTAGTATGACTGGTCTTACCAAAACAGATAAGGTCTTCAAAGAATTGGAGGAAGACAATGCCGAAAGTGACTAAACTCAAACCACGGTCCAAACGTGTCTCTAAGAAAAGTCTGAAGGGGATCGCTGGTAGGATCAGGTCTGTTAGCGATACGTTCGGGGGCATCAAGTTGTTGCTCTACGGTCAAAGCAAGACCGGGAAAACCCGACTGGCTTGTACCTTTCCAAAGCCCCTGCTCCTTATAGGGGTCGCCGGTTACGGTATAGAAAGGGGAACCAAGAGTGTCTCCAACGTGAAAGGGGTAGACTTTGTCGGCCTAGAACGTACGGAGGAACTGGAAACCCTTATCAAGCTAGACTACGCTTCCTTTGTCTTAGACACGGCTGGAGGCTTGCAAGAACGGGTGGTCAACGAGTACACCCAACACGAAGCCACCGTGCGAAAGGATTGGCGACATGTCAGTAAGTCTGACTGGGGGCCAATCAACAGTAAGACGATGGAGGTACTCCAACTCCTGCTGAACTTGGCAGACTCTGAGAAGAAGTCCATCATAATAATCGCCCACGAACGGGCGTTCAATACGGATAGCGAAAGCGACTTGCTGATCCCCCATGTGGGAGCAGCGTTGACTCCTGGTGTTGCTTCATGGCTCGACGGAGCGTCTGACTATATCGGTCAGTGTTACAAAAGGGAAGAAACCAGGAAGGAAACAATCACCGTGGGGGATGAGGAAGTCGTTCAACACGTTCCCACCGGCAAGATTCAGTATTGCTTGAGGGTGGGTGAAGATCCGGTTTACAAAACAGGTTTTCGCGTCCCTGTTGGAACCGTGCTGCCTGACGCGATTGTGAATCCTACGTTTTCCAAATTGAAAGAGTTGATGAAAGGAGCGTGACAATGCCGTCTACCAAGACCAAAAGCAAGTTCGCAGCGAGCATGGGAAAGGAAGGAGCTCAAGCGGTTGCAAAGCACCGTGGAGATGCCACGAACTACGGTAACGTGGATCTTCCTGCCGGGATCGAGGGGGGCGTAGCCCAACTCATCGACTGCCGCCTTTCCCAGATCAAACCTGGGAAGAAGAACGCTGGAATGTGGTTCTTCATCGCAGCGGGTTCGGTCATTTCCCCAGAGCAGTACAACGGTATTCCAACCAAAGGCCTCCGCACTCAGATCATGGAAGTGATTGGTAATACCCCCACTCGGTCCAGAAAGACCGTCGATGAGCACATCGAGTGGGTGCTCAACGAAGTACGTAAGTTCGGGGTGGACACCAAGAAGATCACGATCAACGAGTTGGAGACCGTGCTTGCAGCCCTCAAAAAGAAGAAGCCGAAGTTCCGGTTTCGCACTTGGAAGGGGCAGAAGCAAACGGAAGGCCCTTACGCTGGTATGGAGCCTATGACCCAGCATTCCTGGAATGGGCTCTACACTGGCGAAACCGAAGCCCCTGCTCCCCCTGTTCAAGACGATTCAGGGCCTGAAGAGCCTGAAGAGCCTGACGTTGAAGACGTTGAGGAAGAGGAAGGTGAAGAAGTAAACTTCCTCGAGCTAGGTGAACAGGCAGACGCTGGTGACGAGGACGCACTCACCGCTCTTGTCGACGCCGCTAAGGAAGCGGGCATCGATCCTGAAGACGACGAGTACGATACTTGGATGAAACTGGCCGAAGCCCTTGACGGTGCTGAAGGGGAGGAAGAGGAGGGGGAAGAAGAGGAAGAGGAAGAGGAAGAGGAAGAGGAAGAAGAGTTCGAGCCGCCTCAAAAGGAAGAGGTCTTCCTCTACAAGCCCCCTCGAAAAAAGAAGGCCATCGAGGTCGAGGTTCTTGCCGTCAACAGTAAGAAGAAAACTGTTACGGTCAAGAACAGTGAGACCGGCAAGAAGTTGAAGGGTGTGATCCCTTGGGATAAGCTCCAGGAAATCACGGTCGACGACGACGAGTAACACGCCGACGGTAGCAGGGGAGGGGATAAAAGTCTGCCCCTTGGCTTCCCCTCTTCCTGCTACTACTGGTCCTGTGTGGTAGCAACCGAAAGGGTTGTGATAGGGCAATCGCAGGTTCGAGTCCTGCCAGGACCATTCACAAGAAGCCCTGTAGTTGGTACCGTCACTGCTAGGGCAGGTAGACTATCCGCTACCCTAGTCCCTGCTCTAGCACACGGTACAGGAAGGAAGCCACTATGCCGAAAATTCCTGCTAGACTAAAGAAACGCAAGAAACACAAGAAAGCTAAGAAGCGTGAGTGCATCGCTTGTCAAGGGACGGGAGTTAGTAGCAAGGGGCGTAGGTGTGTTCCTTGTCTAGGGACGGGGTGGGTAAAGTGAGTGACTTTACTGACTACGTTCAGAAGTCGTTGAAGGAGACACGGGCTAGGAGGCCTCGACAAAAGAAGATAGTTACTCGGCCCGAACTACTCTTACACCCAAACATCCCTGCCCCTCTCCATGGTCTAGCACCTAGAACCATTATGGGCAGCAAGTGGTGGGAGGCTACTAGAGAAGCAGCCTACCGTAAGGCTCACTACTGTTGTTTGGCTTGCGGTGTCCACAAAAGCAAAGCTAAGTTCCGTCAATGGTTGGAAGCCCACGAAACCTACCAGATCGACTGGCATAAAGGTCGTTCTGAGTACATAGAAACCGTGGCCCTTTGCCATTGTTGTCATAACTACATTCACAGTGGACGGTTGGAAGCTTTGCTCGAGGAAGGGCGGATTTCCCACGCGAAGTTCGCAGCAATCCATAGGCACGGTGACGAGATTCTTGCAAAGGCTGGACTAGCAAAGAAGGTGACTCTTGTTTCCAACGAGGCTCCTTGGGGGAAGTGGAGACTAGTGTTCAACGGTAAGCTTTACAAGCCAAAGTACAAGACCAAGAAGGCTTGGGAAAGGGCTTATGGGAATGATTAGCTTAGACACGGAGACTACCGGACTTGACTTGAGGCACGGTGCGAAGCCTTACCTTGTAACTACTTGCAACGAAGACATGGAGAACATCTACTGGGAGTGGGACGTTGACCCTTACACTCGAGAACCCAAGATCCCACGGAGGGACTTGAACCACGTTAAGCGGTTAATCAAAAAGGCCGACCTCCTGGTCTTGCAGAACCCTAAATTCGATGTCTGTGCCCTTGCTCAGATTGGCATCAATGACTGGCCGTGGCACAAGACACGGGATACACTCATGGCGGGTCACTTGCTTGCCAGCAATCAGCCACATGATCTGGCTACGATGGCCTTGATCTACGCAGACATAAACATCCAACCGTTGGAAGACACTATGAAGGGGGCTGTTGACGCGGCACGTTCCTACATACGTAGAGAGTTCAAAAAGCGACCGTGGCGACTAGCCCAAAGCGGCTTGCCAGAAATGCCGAGTGTGAAGGGGAGTAACAAGAAGCGAAAGGCTCGAGGGGGTGAAGAGTGTGGACCGTGGAAGCACGATGCTTGGGTGCCTAGAACACTCGCTTCGCAGTTGGACTACCCTAAGGATCATAGTTGGTGGGGAGTCACCAGTGACTACGCTAACGGTGACAGTTCAAGTACCCTATTAGTCTATCTAAAGCAAGAGAAGCTTTTGAAGGAGAGGGGCTTGTGGAAAATCTACCTCGAAAGCCTCAAGCTCTTGCCTGTCATCTACGCTATGGAATCTCACGGTGTAACTCTAAACGTTGACCGTTGCGTAGAACTGATTGGCATCTACGAGAAGGACACTCAACGGCGGAAACGCATCTGTCTCCGGGCTGCTGGCGGTCAGCTCAAGGACCTACCGAAGGGCAGTAGGAGCAAGGCACTGACGAACGTTTTGCTGGGAACCCCCTGCGAGGACTGTAACGGTGAAGGGTACTTGTGGAACGAGACGGGTGGAGGCAAGAAGTCTTGTACTACTTGTTTTGGTAAGGGTCGCCACGGTGGATTTGGACTTGTAAGCAATAAGACGACTCCAAAGGGGGCTCCCTGCTTGGACAAGGAAGTGTTGGAACACTGGTCTACTACTCTCAATCCACGGTCAAAAGCCTGTTTGTTTGTCCGTAACCTCAGGGAGTATCGCAAGCGGGCGACGGCCCTTAGCTACTTGCGGAGCTACGAAAAGTTCTGCCTCCCAACCGAAGCCGGAGAGTCGTGGCAGGTACTCCACCCCTCCCTGAATCCCACGGGTACTAGTACCCTTCGCTGTAGTAGCAACAATCCAAATGAACAGAACATTAGTAAGAAAGAAGGGTTCAACCTCCGCTACGTGTTTGGCCCTCTTCCTGGCCGTGAGTGGTGGAGCCTAGATGCTAAGAATATCGAGCTGAGAATACCTGCCTACGAGTGTGGAGAGCCGGAAGTTATAGAGTTGTTTGAGCATCCAAACATCCCGCCCTACTATGGTAGTGCCCACCTCCTAAACTTCAGCACCATCTACCCAGAAATCTGGGAGAAGGAGTTGGACGCTGTAGGGTTTGAAAAAGTGGGACCACACTGTAAGAAAAAGTATGAGTCGACGTGGTATCAGTGGTGCAAGAACTTCGACTTTGCCGTGCAGTATGGGGCGGTCCTAAAAGTAGATTCTGTCGGTACGGCTGACCGAGCGGCTCACAAGGAAGGGGCTCACGCTCTTGTCAAGGCACGGTTCGGCAAGCTGGATAGCCACAATCAGGCTTGCATAGACTTTGCCAAGAAGCACGGGTATATTGAGACTATACCTGATAAGAACGTAGATAAGGAGCGGGGGTATCCCCTGCTTTGCACAAGGAATCGGTGGGGAGGGGTAAAGCCTACGATCCCCCTCAACTACCGTACTCAGGGAACGGCAATGTGGTGGATGAGGAAAGGTATGGTTCGATGTCACGCCTACTTGCAAACCTTGCCAGACCATCACATGGTGATGCAGGTCCACGACGAACTCGTGTTCGACATGCCCAAACGAAGACTCCGTGGTCGGAAGCCCTGGGAAGGCAACCGTACGATCGCTGCCGAACTGAAACGTCTTATGGAATTGGGTGGTGAAGACATTGGACTTCCAACACCCGTCAGCGTAACATACCACGAACACAACTGGAGTGAAGGGCTAGTCCTCTCAATATAAGGAGACTTACTATGGAATTCACTAAGACCTGTATCACCTGTTTGTACTGTCAGAAACACCCACGGGAAGTTGGACAGGGCTTCTGTCAAAGGTTCCCTCCAACAGTCTCTGCAGTAACCGTCCCTGGTCCCACAAGGAACAGTCTACAGATCCAAACGATTACGTCATACCCAAAAGTAACTCTAAAAGAGCATACCTGTGCTGAATACGTGCGAAAGGAGCCTACTAATGGAGGTTGAAAAGGTGCGGGAGCATAAGAAGCCATTCACAAGGTTCTGGTATTGGATCAAAGAACGGCATAAGATTTACCTCAAGAAGCAAGCAGCAATGCCGAAGCCCTGGACCGACGACGAGATCTTACAGAACTACTTCTTCACAAATCCTTACCGTGAACTAGACAAGACTACGCAATGGCTTCGCCGGCACGTTAGGGAACCCTTTGCAGATGATCCAGCGATTTTCGTGGCCACGGTGATTTTCCGCTGGTTCAATCGTATTTCTACAGGGCACTTGTTGAGGTATGGTCGTCCCATAAACCACGGGTGTTCCGGGAGCCCTTGGAAGGTTAAGAAAGAGTATTGCTACCTCTACACTTGGAACGAGAAGGATGTTGTTACCGTGCTGGAAAAGGCACGGAAACATGGACCAGTGTTTACGGGGGCGTATATGATCAAAGCTGGTAACGGTCCTAAAGGTTGTAAGATCGCGAGCGTCTGTAAGGCAATCAGTTCTGTGTGGGAGGACCGTGAAGAACTGGTCGATCTCTGCCTCGAGTCTTCCAGCCTTGAAAAAGTATGGCAACGGTTGCTCAAGTTCGACTACCTTGGGAAGTTCATGGCTTATGAAATAGTGTGTGACCTTCGCTACACCTATCTTCTCAGGGATGCCGTGGATGTGCTTACGTGGGCCAATCCTGGTCCTGGAGCGAAGCGGGGACTTGCCAGAATGGAGGGGCGTATTCCAATTAGTCCAACGGGGCGTACGAGGCGGTTTGTGAAGGTAGACCATCCTATTGAGAAGATGCGTGGACTGCTTGCCAGGGTTTCTGGTAAGCTAGCTCTTTTAGATATGCCCCCCTTCGAGCTCCGTGAGATAGAGCACTCTCTGTGTGAGTGGGACAAGTACGAACGGGCTCTGTGGGGCAAGGGTGGCAAAATGAAAAGGAGGTATGATGGCTCTGCCTAGCTTTATAGAATTGTTGGAGTGGTGGGGTGATCTTACCGACGGGGACCGTAGGAACTTTATTACACTCATCGAGTTGGAAAACCTCAATATTATCGACAGGATACCAGACAATAAATATAGGGAGATGGCATTGACTGCCTACATTATCAATTCCAGTACGAAACCACTCTCTGAGTATGAGTTGGAGGAGGAAATATGATGTGTGCTGAAGGTTGTATTATTAAGCAGAACCAGACCTTCAACCAGGATGAGGCTAATCACCTAGTTGATTGTCTCCACTGTTCAGCGGTACTAGAACGGCTGGAACTGGCGGCTAACAGGAATGGTGGAGACACTGGATTCCTTGCAGCCGTGATCCGTGCCCTATTGTTAGAAAGGATGTGCGATGATTTTTGACATACGTGGAACACATGGTAGCGGTAAGAGTTGGATCGTGCATCAGTTGTTGAAAAAGTTCGACTTTGAACCAGTTGAACAACTCGGTATCCACCTTGGCTACTACAGTCAGCAACTAGACACTGGGATTCTCGGCAAGTATCGTAACATCTGCGGGGGTTGCGACGGTATTAAGAGTGCCGACGAAGTGTGCCGGAGGGTGCGATTGTTCAAGGAGAAGTACCACCACACCATCCTTGAGGGTATTCTTGTCTCCCACACGTTCAAGCGGTACCACGAGTTAGCCGAAGAGCTAGGGGACTACACGTTTCTATTCCTAGACACGCCTGAGGAAGTGTGTATCGCCCGTGTGAGGAAACGACGGTTCCACGCTGGTAGGACCAAACCATTCAACCCCTTTCATCTCAAGAATGACTACAGGCAGATTTGGACAAACGTCAGGGTTAAGATGGGAGAAGCTGGTCATAATATAGTCGTCTTGAATCACCGCGACCCTATGCCACAAGTCTTGGAGCTCCTCAATGCCTAAACTTATTCCCAATCAAAAACTCCTTGCAGATTTAGCGAATATGACCCACAAAGCGATGGAGACGGGGGACTTTGACCCTATGTATCCTATGCTGGATTGGTTATGTAAAGACATGGAAAAGGAAGACTCGATCTGGTATGCGATGTGTTATGTGGGTCATTACAATATCGCAAGTGGGGTGTGGTGCTTTCATGATCATCCCAAACAAGTGCGAAAGCTGAAGCGGAAGTATCCGTTGCGATTCCAGCGTAGGAACTTAAATCCCGGCAACGAGTATGAACGGCATTGGGAATCGCTTTGGTCTCTGAAGAAAAAGTACGGTAGTCTCACTAAATGGATTGAACGGGGTATGACTGGGGACGGTAGGCATGACTTCTACTGGATTGATCAAGTAGTTCGTGAAGTTCGCGGCAATAACCGATGGGCTGGGATGAAACTGGGAGAAGTGCTGAAGTACACGACTTGGAGTCATGTTACCCCGTGTGATATGTGCCACCGTGCTAGTGCTAGTCCACGAAAAGGGCTCGGCCTATTCTTCAAGGACCCTGGTGGCAATTCGGATAAAGTAATTGCACAACTTGACAGATGGGGCGAGATTGTAACAAGGTCAGTCGCTAATAAGATAGGAAATACACGGTGGCCACTCGGTATCGCTGAGATGGAAAGTTGTTTGTGTGATTTCAAAGGAATGTATAACGGTAAGTTCTACAGTGGAAACTGTGCCGACGTTGTACTCGCCACACTCACCAGTTCAAAGGCTCCTAACAAGCTATTAGAGCCGGTCTATGCTTCTCGAGCAGAGATATTCGATCATCGCGTGCTAGGTGAGTTTAGTGGCTGGAATGGTGTGGATAAACGTAGAAAGATCCTATACAAGAAATATGGAGCAATACCATGGAGATGGGAAACCTTGGAGAGTTTAGACCTGGAAACTTCTCGGTCGGAAATAGGGTAGTTTCAGTGACCGAAGTGTTTAGGTCTGTCAGCAAATGTTGGCAGGGACCTAGCATACAACCGCCGAAGGTGTTCGGCTCCGTGTTCGTAACACAATCGGTACGAACCCGCTGCTCATTCGAACGAGCAGCGATCGATCTGGGTATGGGTGTAATTACGGTCACTGAGCGTCGCGATAATGAACCGTTGCGGGACTTTGGCTTCGCAGTAGCCCAATCCTGTGATCTGTGTGTTGTTAGGTTATGGGGCAACGATTTTGAGGAGTTTGTGTCTGACATAGACATCCCAGTTATTGATGGTGGGCAGGGTACTAAGAGTCATCCAACGCAAGCCCTTGTCGACCTATACACACTAGTCGATAATGGCATTTTGCCTCCTGCTAGAATCGGTCTATTCGGTCCCCCTGAAAACCGAACGATGCACAGCTTCCGTCAGCTAGCTAGTCAGTCAGGGTACCGTTGCTTTGAGTTTATGGATCAAGACCTTTTTAGTTGTAGGAAGGAGTACGACGTTATTTATGGAGTAACTTTTGGTAACTGGTACGGGGTGGAACGTTCTATCCCTAAAGGACTTACAGCAAAAATCATGCACCCATTCCCTCGAGGGAAGGTGGTTCCATCCACCTACGATTTTACGGATCAAGACCTTTACCATCAGCAAATGAAAAACGCGATTAGAGTTAGGAGGGCTTTATGTGCGGTATTGTTGGATTCAATGTAGGAAAGGCTGGGAAAGTCAGCTCCTTACTCAAAATGTTAGATGCAGTCAAGCACCGTGGCCCTGATCAGGGTGGTTATCTAGTGTTTGGAGACACTTATCTTGGACACGCACGGTTGAAAGTTCGCGGCGGTGATAACCTGACTCAACCGTTCCTTTCAAACCATCACTACTTAGATAGTTCTACACGGTGGGCATATTCCGTAAACGGTGAGCTCTATAATGAGAGAGCGTGGAGGGATACTGATTGCGAACTTGTAGCTCAGTATGATGCTAGACAGTTAATCGGTGAGTTTGCCTATGCTGCTTGTAATTGTGCTTCAGATGAAACGGTACTATGCCGTGATCGATTCGGTATAAATCCAATGTACTATTACTGGAAACCGGGGATGTATGTGTTTGCTAGTGAGATTGGAGCTATCAAAGCTTCTAACCTCGTTCCCTGGTCAGTTGATCCTAGAGCTCCTTGCCGTCAGTTCGTAAATATGATAGTCCCTAATCTTACAGACATCAAGGGTATTAAGGCGGTACCACCCGGATGCATAGTCACTCTAACAAGGGATAGGCCCCCAGTTGTTACGGAGTATTGGGACGTTCCTGTTGGTGAGGGGTGGCTTAGTGCTGAAGAAGCTGTGGATTCTGTTGTAGAGCAACTTACTACTGCCGTGAAGAACCGGACTAAAGATACAAAAGTTTTGGCCTATGTTAGCAGCGGTATGGATGGACAAATCATACGTAAACTAGGCAACCTTCCAAGTATTACATGCGACTTTGGTGATGGGGACAACTACAGGGAAGCAACCCACACGATAACCGACTTATCCTACCGAGACGCGGAAGGGTACCATTCCTTAGAGGACTTGATGAGGGAATGTGCCCTTCGATCGGATCGAACTATCTACAATCCAATCGGGGTCGCGAAGTGGAAGTTGTCTCAACAGGCTCGAGAATTAGGGTACCGTGTGATAGTTAGTGGGCAAGGTGCTGATGAATTATTCTGCGGATACCAGTTTCTGCAAGAAAAACCGTGGGCTAGTTTATCCTCCAATAACAAAACGATCAGTCACCCTGCTTTTGAAGATTGCTTCGGTTTTACGCCTCAGATGTTTCATCCTTGGATACAACTGTGGGAAGCCAGCATATTTCATTCGGAGTATGATCCGTTCGCTGAAGTTGCCGAACTACTTGCTCCTAAGGTAAAGTCCCTTGATCGTATTACTCTTCAACAATACGTTTGGATCAAAACTCACTTCGAGTCCCAGATTTTGACTTGGGGTGGAGACCGTCCAGAAATGACTAACAGTATAGAAGGGAGAGTACCGTTCCTTGACTTGGTGGATATAGCGTTTAGTATTAGAGCAGAAGAGCGGTTGAATAAGAAGGTGCTTCGACTGGCTTTTGATCAACACACACCAAAACGATCGTTCATGTTCCCATACTACAATATGGTTGAGCCGTATAAGTGTCCGTTACTACGTGAATCAGTCCACGGAGCCCTTGCTAATGTGGCTTACTGGCAATGGATCACTTGGAAAGCAATGTTTGGGGGGCAATAGTATGCGCATAAAAAAAGCCCCCGGCAATGCCAGGGGCTCAGGGCTGCGATGGCTACTACAGCTTCTTGGCCACCTTACGACCAGTGGAGGTCACCTTGAAATACTTTGCTCGGCTCCCCTCGTAGGTAGCTTCCTCTGCGTACCCCAACTCAATCAGCTTGGGGTAGCCAGTCGTGGTTCTGCCTACGGCCGCTTGCAGGTCTGCCCTTGTCAAGCCGTCCCCCTTCACGGGCTCCCCTGCCAGAACTTTGAGGGTCTCTGCTTGTCCTTGGGTCAGGCCAGCATCTTTGGCAGGGTTCTTGTCGGTGGCCTTGCCCTTGCCCTTGGCCTTGCCCTTGGTGGCTTTGGTGGCCTTGCTCTTGGCGGTAGCTTTCTTCTTCGCAGGTACTTTCGGCATGATAATGCTCCTGTGTGTGAGAGTGTGAAATATGGCCGCCCGTGG